GAGCGATACCCAACGTACATCCTTGTGATGCTGTCAGACGGCGTGGAGACAGAATCACCGATCGAACGGTAAGCACCGTATGTCCTTGCGACAGAATCGGAAGGAGCAACCACGGTCTCCGACAATGCACGGTACCCTACGAAGGCTCGAGACGTGGCGTCCGAAGGCGTAGAGACGCTGTCGGCGATCGAGCGGTAAGCGGCATAGGTCCTGGCGATTGAATCAGAAGGCGTTGAAATTGAATCGCCGATCGAACGGTAAGTGGCGAACATCCTTGTGACACTGTCAGACGGGATGACAACGTTATCGCTGATCGAACGGTAACCCGTGAATGCCCGTGACAATGTATCAGAAGGCAATGCGATGGATTCTGACGTTGACCTGTAGAATCCAGCGACCCGTGCCTTGACGTCAGACGGCGTTGAAATTGAATCTGATAGCGTCCTGTAACCAACGAATGCCCTTGTGACGCTGTCAGTAGGGGATGAGACAGAATCACCGATCGATCTGTATGCTGCGTAGATTCGAGCGATTGAATCAGAAGGAGCAGAGACGCTTTCGCTGAATGTACGATACCCAACGAACGCTCGAGCGATTGAATCAGAAGGAGCAGAGACGCTTTCGCTGAGTGATCTGTGACCGATGAAGTCACGGGCCAGCGAATCTGACGGGGATGAGACAGAATCACCGATCGATCTGTATGCTGCGTAGATCCTTGAAACTGAATCAGAAGGGGTTGAGACAGAATCGCCGATCGAACGGTAACCCGTGAATGCTCGTGAGATTGAATCGCTGAACGATGGGACGCTATCGCTGACTGCGCGATACGCAGCATAAACACGAGAGAGCGAATCGCTTGGTGCAACTACCGACTCTGACAACGTGCGGTAACCAACGTACGCTCGAGACGCCGCATCAGTCGGTGCCGAGATAGAATCGCCGATCGATCGATACGCTGCGTACGTTCTTGCGATTGAATCACTTGGTGTTACGACCGTCTCTGACAGCGATCTGTAACCGATGAATGTTCTTGCGACTGCGTCTGAAGGTGTTGACACAGATTCGTTGAGCGATCTGTACGCAGCATAAACACGAGCCTTTGCGTCTGTCGGAGTCGAGACGCTATCACTGATTGAGCGATAGCCGGCGAACACACGTGAAACAGAATCAGAAGGTGACGAGATTGAATCGCCTATCGACTTGTACGCTACGAATGCTCTTGTAAGAGAGTCGCTAGGCGCAACGATTGAGTCTGAAATCGAGCGATAACCGACAAATGCGCGAACTAAGCTGTCTGCAGGTGCCGAGACGCTATCACCGATTGATCGGTACGCCACATATGCGCGTGAGATCGAATCAGAAGGTACGGCGACAGTTTCCGTCGTAGAACGTGACGTGACGGTCGAACGAGCCGGCGAGTCAGAAGGCGCTGCGACCGTTTCAGCAAGGGTGCGCGCAAAGACGACTGACCTCGCCGGGGAGTCCGACGGAACTGAGATGCTCTCCGCAGTCGTCCTTGCGACCGCGATGGCACGGGAAGCAGAGTCTGAAGGAACGATGATGCTGTCTGCGATCGCCCTAGCTGCGACAACAGAACGAATGATGCTGTCAACCAACGACAGGATGCTGTCACCGACAGCACGATAGAATTGAGCAGTTCGAACAGGTGAATCGGTCGGAACAGCAACGGTCTCAGTGATAGTCCTGTAAGCTGCGTACGTTCTTGCGACTGAATCGCTGGGTGCTGAGACGGTTTCAGATGCAGACCTTGAGAACTGCACGGTCCTTGCAGGCGAATCAGTCGGCGTAGACACCGATTCTGAGACAGGCCTCGAACCGACGAACGTCCTATTGACTGCATCAGAATATGCAGCGATTGCTTCCGACACGGTCCTGGACGCTGTGACTGAACGAGCAGGAGAATCGCTCGGCGTTGAGATGTTCTCAGAGAGAGTGCGTGCCGCTACGAACGCGCGATTGACAGAGTCAGAGATGCCGATCGACTCTGATACAGAACGGTACGTATTTAACGTACGAGAAACAGAGCCGGACGGTGTTGCTACAGTCTCATTGATCGCTCTTGCGTACGCATGACGTACGGACGCAGGTACGAGGTCAACGTCAAACCAACCGACAGTCGCAATTGCTGATGAATCAAAGAACCCCGCGGGGTTCAACGTAACATCAAATTCACCTGCGTTTGCGGTGGGCGTCGCAGGTGCTGTGCCAGTTGCTGTGCCAGCGCCTACTAGATCAGCGTCGAACCATCCTTGCGGGACGGACGCGGTCGTATCGTCAAAGAATCCTAGTGACAGCAGGGTGACGTCAAACTCACCTAGGCTGGCCATGGGATCCTTTCAATTCTTGGAGTTCGTAATCGAAACCCCTACATCACGCAGATAGACTTGACACGGGCAGGACATTTCTTCCTGCAAAGAGTGTTGTAAACGCCGCTAACGTCATTGTGTCAGTGATCGTGACAACCAGCGTTTCTGTGCCGTAGGCAATTGAGGTGAACGCTACAACGTTCGTTTGTGTTGGATCAAGGACGTACAACAACGTGTTGTTGCCTAACACTGGAACGGCTTCTACGAGCGCAGAGAGCTCGGATGATGTTACCCCGATCTGCATCAATCACTCCAGATCAAGTTCAGCTTCCGTCCATGTAACTGACGGAACGTAGAGAGGTGTTGAACCTGTTCCCGAGAGGAACGCGAGGTACATAGCCTTACCGGGTGGGATGATGACGCCACCGCGCACGTCGCAGCTGGTGACGTTCGCCCAAACGCCGGGCGCCGAACCGATTTGCTCGATGATGCTGAGTAGAGCCCATTGTGAGTTTCCCAAAGGAGCAGGGCCTGTATATGCGCCGGCGAAGACAGCCTTACTCTGAAGGCCACCTGCAGAGAGGCTAGTGATGAGCGAACCTGTAGCCGCCGTAGGAAGTGTAGCAGTGATGGGCGCGATCATGAAGATAGGCACACCTCCTGCAGTACCCGTACCCGACAGGATGTAGAAGTCAACCGTGTCGATGATGTAGCTTCTGTTGGGATCTGCGTTCCACAGAGCGTGGGTGGCGGTCGCTATTGTAGGAAGCGCCTGGACGGGTGCGGCGCCCGCCGCAATCCCCATGCCTCTGAACTGACGACCTGAGCGAGTGCGTTCCTGACGTTCAGCCTCAACCTGTGCCACAGCGAGACTCATTGAGCCCGTCAACCGAGCGGCTGATGTAGCTTCAGTGAGCGTCTTGAGGGCAGAAAACCTTCTGATGATACCTTCAACTAGCATTGTTCACTCCAGATCCAGTTCGACTTCTGTCCACGTCCAACCTGCGATGTACTGAGGCGTGGTACCCGCCCCTGCAAGTACCGCGATTCCGAGTCCCTTGCCAGGCGGAACGATGATGCCACCACGAACGTCGCATGAGTAGCAGCCTCCGGGGCCAGGAACGCCACCCGGACCGCTTGTCTGACTGACGACGCCCCATTGTGTGTTTCCTGTTGGCGTTGGGATCGTGTATGAGCTAGCGATCAAAGCCTTGCTCTGAAGACCACCTGCCGAGGACGATCCTACGACTGCACCGGACGCAGCGGTGGGAAGCGTCGCCGTGATCGGCGTGACGATTGCCATGATAGTCGCACCCGCCGTTGCAGTTCCCGAGAGGAGGTACACATCGATGGTGTCGATGACGTACGACCTATTGGGATCGTTATTCCAGAGGAAGTGTTGTGTTGTCGTGGTCGGGATTGCCTGAACGGGTGCAACTCCAACCGCGACGCCAACGCCACGCATGATACGACCTGCACGACAACGTTCCTGACGTTCAGCCTCAGTCTGAGCAAGCGCAATGCTGCCGAAACCCGTGAGACGGGCTGCTGAAGTTGCCTCCGTGAGCGTCTTGAGCGCTGAAAACCTTCTGATGATCGCTTCTGCTAGCATGAACTTACATCCTTCCTTCTCTACCGGTTCGACCGGTCAACAACGCTTCCTGCGTGCGTAGTGATTCAGCGCTTCTCTTAATTAGCGCCGCGAAGCTAGAAACGTACGCTTGTACGAACTGTTTTTCTGCGATTAACCTAAGCTCGCGGCTCTCGACCGGAAGCCCACGACCGCCATCTAGGCTAGTATCGCCACGGTCCTCACCGACGTTACCAAGCGCGAGCTTGACTCGGCCGAGGGAGTAGTTCTGGTTGACAGTTGCACCGAGTTGGACTACCGCAGGCGATCCACGGACATTGCCGGTCATGTCCTCGAAGCCAGAAGTTGAGACAATCAAAGCATTGTTGTTGTCAGACACCGCTGGTTGTAGCTGCCCTGCAGGGTTCTTGCCGTACATCTGAGATGGGACAGGTTGCCCTGAGAAAGAGTTTGCAACCTCGAGACGATTGACGTCGTAGACAAGCACACCATCACACGTGATTGTCGCTGAGGATGCGATGGCAGTGTTGTTGATCAATCCTATGATAACGTACAAGTCGGTGTACGGCGCTGGAATGTCCTGGACTGCAGTTCCAACAATTTGAGGCGCGGAGACGTTCGGAATTCCGACAGAGATGACTGCTTGAGCCGCTGACAGATCGATCTTGTACTGAAGATCAGTCACAGTGGACGATAGAAGCCCTGGCGGAAGTGAGCACAGCTGTGTGATTGTGTCAATCGCTCCACCTGCACCTGAGCTGACAAGGTTGAACTGATTGTATGCCAGTCCGTTTCCGAACTGCATGGTGATCTGTGCGAGGGTTGACGCAGGGTTTGGGTTGTCAACGAATCCAACGTAGACCGTCTGCCCTAGAATGAGCCCTGTGACGTAGCAGAAGACTGCTAGTTGCAAGGGCGGGTAGTCCACCTTACTGTAGAGGTACGTCATCGCACCGTTTGCAGTACCATTCGTGATGTTGACGTTGGAGTTTGAGACAGAGAAGCTTCCACCTGCAGCCGTGACAGTCGCCCAGTTGGAAACGATGCCGCTGCCACCTGCTGAGGAGCCGGTGTAGTTTGTTGCGAGCATGATCTGCGTGTTGCTGATCACGTTGTCGACCTGTGCCCATGCAGTCTCAGAGTCAGTCGAGAGCTTGATATATTGACCGGGAATTACGCTCCCTAGGAATGATGTCCCAGAGCCCGTTACGTTCATAGATCCGTTCACGAACGTTGTCGTTCCAGCAAGCGTTGCTGTGAGGCTGGTACCCGTAAAGTGGTCGTAGAAGCTTCCTTCGTCCGAGAGGACAGTGCTGCGAGACACGAGGTTGCCCTGAGGGTCCACAAAAAGCTGCTGTTGCGCCCCCGTGGGGTAAGCATCAGGTACAGGCGCCCAATCACTTTGAACTGCGGCATACGTAGCGGCGCTGACCTGTTCGCTACCGTTCACAACAAATGCCCAGCCTTCGTCCTCAGTCCACGTCAAAGTGTCAGTGGGCGTGAGTGGCACCGTGATGAGCGTGACGTTGTTCGTGCCGTCAGTGTGCTTCACTGAGATGCTGACAGAGTTCGTAGCGTCTGTGTTCGTGATGACCAGCGCCTTGAGGTTGTACTGAGTGCTAGCCGCGGGAGAAGGCACCACAGTGGTAGTCGTTGCGGACGAGATGACAGTGTTCTGCCGAGCAGGCGTCACCGTCGTGCCGTTGAGACCAACCCAAGAAGCGTGGACATTGACGACCTGCGTGCCGCCCGTCGTGACCGTGACGAGGTCATTTGTGGACGTAAGTAGAATCATGCCATTGCCGCCGATCTGAAACCTTGAGAGCTGATGAGCGCCCACCCTGTCTTGGGGAGCCACATCATGGTAGCGTAAGCGTCAAGGTTGCACTCAAGAAGGGCACAATCGCTGACGCCGTCATTGTGCTCGACAAGGATGTTCACTGACGTTGGACCTGCATTGTTGATGACAAGAGTCTTCAGGTCACGTGCAGTGTTTACAGGAGGAGATGAGACGATCGTTGTCTGCGTTGCGGTTGCAACGTTGGTGTCCTGCCGACCTGGGACGACTGACAGGTTATTCGCGTCCATCCACGACGCATGAGTTGTCACCACGGAGTTCGCATCCGTGGTGATCTCAATGACATCGCTGGTGGAGGTGAGCTGGATCATATCAGATTGTGATCGTGACCGTATTTTGTAGCGTATCGCCGCTGACCAAAGTCGGAGGTGAAGGTTCTGCAGACTCGAAAGGCATGACGCCCAGTGCTGAGCCGACCGTGCCAGACGGGTTTGCAGCACCGAACTGTGCCTCGTTGTTGATCGTCTCCGTGAGAGACGCAGTCCAGAGGTGAACGAGCGTGTACGTGCTGGCAGCTGCCGTGTGTGAGTACGTGCCGACTGCACGAGCGAATCCTGACGCTGCGACGAGCTCGCCTGCGAGGAACGTGTCAGTCGTTGCGGGAGAGAAGACGTTCGCTGACACGGCCATCCAGGACGCTGAACCCTGACCAGGAAGGATGACGTACGGTGCGGTCGACGAAGGCGTCGTGCCGGCTGCGCCCGTCGTGGAAGCAGCATTGTACCATTGATCAACGGTGAGTACTGTTCCTGAGTTCGACACGATGATGCCGTACACCATGACTGTTGTCGAGATCCAGCAGACGACGATCTGTCCTGCGAGACCTTGACCCGCTGTCGGGAATGAAGCGCCAGAGTTCGTGAGTGAAGTTGCCGATGAAGCCGTTGCAGCACCGACCGCAGTCGCGAACGTTGCGCTTGGGCCCATGCCCATCGCCTTGGCTAGCCAGTCGTAGGCGTTCGTGTAGCCTGACGCCGTCGTTGTCGTCAGGTTGTGACGCCAACACGATGATGACTCAGGGGTCTTCGAGTTCCTACCCGGGGAGATCTTGGTCAACCAGTGGGAGTGCCTGATCGGCATGGTCGCCTTGCGCGATGCCGCGCGGATTGCTTGTGCTACGGTCTTCATCACTTCACCGCCTTGACGGGCGACGCTGTCGCCGTGGTCTTTGTGGTCGCAGCAGAGGCTGCCTTCACCTTGAAATGTCCCATGAGATGGGAGACATGATCGCTAGCCGTTGCCGGCTGCGTGTAGGCTGAAACGTGTGCCTCGAGATCCTCGGGTGGAATGTTCGGAGAGTCAGCAGTGTCAGTGCCCTGGCGATGACCGCACGTCAAACACCTGGCGATCGTATCGCCGTTTGTAGCTGTTGCCAACGTGACGTATGCATGCGTACCCGCAGCGACACAGGCCTCGACAGTCTCAGTCCCTGACACGGTGTGCCTGGCTAGCATCGAACGCATGAGCGCCTCGTCCGGACCGTCGTCCTCAACCTCAAACGAGGTGATGAACGAACGATGCGCGTGATGAGGCATCACGTTCTCAGACAGGTAGAACGCGACAGCCTGCTGGCGTGTCAGTGTACGACCACCTTCGGGCCTGCACTTATCGTGGATGATCTTTGCAATGATCTCGCCTTCTGGGAGCTGCACATGCGTGTGCGTGGGCTGATTCTGGGTGACCTTCATCAACCAGCCACCACCAGACGCAGGCTTGACCTTCTCTGACGTGATGTCAGCTTGCGTGACGGTAACGTCCGCAGGAACCGGCACCCAATCATAGAACTTGTTCACGTGTACGATGACTCTCATTCGATCGACCCTCTTTCTATGTTGTTATAGTCCGGCACAGACCGAGCGTGTAAACCACATAGTCTGCTCTACAAATATCATCGACCGAGCTCTTTGATCAGCAGACGACGTAGCGTGCCTAATTTAATGCGAACGACCTTGCCTTCAGGGTAGATGGGCTTGTCCATCACGTCCATGCCGTCGCCCTCGTCAGTGAGGACTTCCTCACCGGGCTCAAGGTCATCATCCGTCGGGCCGTTGGCAAGGTTGTTCATGCTCCCTCGAGCTGCAGGAGGTGTCCCGAATGCATCCTCGGCAATACACCCCGTCATTGACCTGCGAATTTTCCTGACGGCCATCGTGCTTTAAATAGGCCGATGGCGAGTCATTGGCCGCGGGGATCGATGCACCCAAGCACGTCAACGACCTCAGGAACGACACCCGGCGACAAAGGTTCATCAGGAAGCTTCAGTGCGACTTCGTTCAGCACAGCGACCGCTTCCTTGAAACGTTTGTTTGCGAAGGCGTCCGTTTGACCCTTCATCGACAGGTAAGCGCGGACAACGCGTTTGAGCTCGTCAGGCATAGAGTTGAAGTGAACATAGCGTTCAAACGTGTACGTCACGTCCTTGAACGCTTCATCGGGTGGAATGTAGCAGTGATTGGGTTGAATTTCAGCCCTGATCGTAGAGACGTCAACGTTTGGAATAGAGAACCTGATCTCATCAGGTAACTCTTCCTCATTCATGGGCGACGTCGTCTGCATGACACGCTCAATCCTGACGAGGTGATGATCAACGAGTGGTTTGGTTCCCTCCAGCACGTGCGACAGGTCGATCGGATTGATCTCGTTGCGAGGGTACGTGTTCTTCAGCTGCAGCATGCGTTCGGCAGCCTTGAGAGATTGATCCTTCGACACATCAACGAACAACGCAGAGTTGTCGATCGCCCTGTGGGTCGCCTGGCAGAGCATGTCCTCAGCAAGTTCCTTCCTCTTGTCCTGGACCGCGACCATCTCGGCCAACGCTTCAGCGACAGCCTTTCCAGCCTCGATGAACTGATTCATCTCTGCATCGTTACCAGCACGGACCTGAGCGCGTTGCTTTTCCCTTCTTTCGACAACATCGGGAGGGATGTGATGGACGGTCGGCTGATGACCCATAGCAGCGGTGCTCGTCGCGTACTTGATCAGGTGTTCAGAGACCGTGATGCCTTTGCCGACGTTGACAAGATCTGACTTCTCCATGTGCATCACGCTAGAGGCATCGGGGCCGTGGATCGACACCTGTGTCCGTGGGATTGCCATGACGTGAGGCGGCTCAGGATCGTCCTTGTGCAGCTCAACGTACTTTGCCTTCCTATCTGCTAGGAAAGCGCTCAACTGAGCATCAAGCGGTTCAATCGTGGGATTACGCGCCGCCCATTCATTGAATGCATCATGAAATGTGGTACGTTCAGCTGACAGCTGTCCAACGATCTGCTCTTCAAGATCACGAAAACCACGTGCTTCATCACAGATCTTGCGGCACTCAGCCTTCGTCTTGTCATTGATCTTCACGCCCAGAGTGTCCCTCACGAACCGCTCAGCAGCTGCGTACAGGTCCTCCTGAACTTTGTCGTTATCCATGCGATCCTCACCTACTGTGGGTGATCATACTCCAAACGACGTGGACGAGTGCAGAAAAATCACGGACATGAATTCCGTCAACTAGCGGTTCGTGTGAGAGGTCAACCCACCTGCATTGCTGTGACACGGCGTTCCTCAACAAGGCATTGACCGGCCACACCTTGCCGTGCACCGCTGTCGGTCCGATCCAGATGCAACTCGCCCCGATGTTCTGGATGGATTGCAGGATGGGCGCAACGTTCGGAGTCGTCACGTCGTGATAGTTGTTCGTCCCCAGAGCGACAACGACGACGTCTGTTTCATCTGAGAACTGATGGGCCGCCCAGTACTCAACCCGGGTTCCATTCTTACAGTCAACCTTCACTACATCATCATGAGCTAGCGCGAGAGGTTGAACGAACATGCTCATCCCGCACATCTGTGAGTCACCGATCATCTCTATACGTGTGGGGGCAGCGTCCGGACCCGGGTTGAATGACAGGCTCAGCAGTGACAGGATGATGCCAACCCAACGCCACACTGCAAACCTACCTCTTCATGAGCACGACTGCCTCGCCTTTGATGGGCTGATACATGTGCCATTCAGGGTGACTCGACAACCACTCGTCGACTGCGGGTTTCACACCGTGTTTCTCTGTTTCGACCTTCCTTGTCGCGATCTTGTTGTCCTCGTAGTCAGGTCTCTCAGAGTAAAACAGGTCGCGCTCGCTCCAGCGACCGAACACATCATCACAGATGATGATTGACGTTGGGTAGGTGAGAGCCTCAACGTACTTCAGTTCCTCGCTGACAGTGTGATAGTTGTGATCACCGTCAATCAGAATGACGTCAAATTTTGCGGCCGACTGCGCAACGAGCAAAGGCAACAACTCAAGGCTGTTCTTCTCGATGAGGCACGCACGTTGGTCAGGGGTCAGGTCAAGGTTGTCGAGCATGATGCTCACCTGTTCCTGTGCCTTAATGTCAACGCCCACGTACGAGAATGACTTCCTCGTTCGAGCAAGGAACGCCACGAGCGGAATCATCGTCACGCCACGGTCAACGCCGATCTCAAGCAACGTAGGGACGCCATCAGGAGGCACACACCCATCGATGAATGCTTTGACGACATTGATGTAGCCGTGATAACTCACGTATGAATTACCGTCCTGCGATGAGTGTCTGGATCGCTAGCTCAACACGACGTCGAAGCTCTTCAGGAAGTGCGCTGAGAAGCACGTACGCTTCTGGCTTGACTGTCCCACCTGAGGGAACGCCTTCGCTGATCGAATTGTGATTCAGAACACCCACGCGAAGGACGATCGGCGGCGCGCCGCCTCGGTCAGCGATCAGCGGCTGGAAGAGGTTCACCCTCTGTGCGTTTGCAGGTACGTTGCTCATTTCGATCCTTCTTTCTCTTTCGGCTTCTCAGCCATCAACTGTACAAGCTCATCTTGAAGAGGTTTGGGATCACCGTCGGCTGCAGCGGTGGCCATCACACGTTCAAGGAAATCCTTGAAGCGATCCTCCCAACTAGGCTTGTTCATGACTTCAACAAAGTCTTGCCTTCAGTCAAGGCCTCTGACGCCTTCGACAACTGACGACGAAGCTTCTTCAGGGTAGCAACTGCCACAGCCGCTCCTGTGCCGTCACCCGAAGCGTTGCACGTGGCTAGCGTTGCTTCTGTGTTCTTGATCTCCTCAAGGAGACTCTCTGTTGTTGCTGACATGCTACAATCCTACCACATTCTGCGACCTTGAATAGGCCGTCAATGTATATAGGCGATCACAGCACGTCTTCGACGAACCAGCTTCTCTTGACAAGACCAGAAACAACGTCGACCATGATCAGGTTCTTCTCTCCTGGAAGAGAACGACACAACGGCAGGCCATCAAGCTTGTTGACTTTCAGCTTGAAACCTGCCGACTTTGCAACCACAAATGCTCGTGGAAGCACCATGCCTAAAACTTCCTTCGAAATTCTGACCAGCGCGCCATGTTCTGTGTACTTAGCGCTTCCGCGCTCACGATTGTTCTTCTTCATGTGTTCTTTCACTCACTACGAGATTGCTGTGAATTGGTGGAGCTGCCGCCATTGCAGGCGGGTCCAAAATGCATTGTCCCGATACTTCTTCACAGGCTTTACCCATCTGCTTGATTGACCTCAGGGTGGGTCTAGTGACGCGAAGCTTAACGTTCCTGGTCACCAGGTCGACACTTCGTTTTACGCCCAGTGTTTTGGCGTCTTTGGCCCGGTTTGTATGCCCGGTCCCCCACACCACCATTCTGTTCCGAGGTCGGTGGTTACCCGATCCGGTCAGGCCGCGAGGCGCAGATCGGAAGCGAAGCCGTTGTCGTTGGCGTCTAAACGTCACTTGAGTTTTTACGAGGTCTCTCGTGCACCTCGGCCTGCAGTACCAAGTCTCCTCACTCTGTCGAAACTTGTCAGCCCCATAATGGGCACGCGCAGTCAGAATTTCAAAGATCAGAAGGTGATGTCGCCTGCAGTAGGGAGGAAGTTGCCGATGTTCCCAGTTGACCTCAAAACTCGCGACTGCTTTCGCAGCGGCAGGCCGCCCAACCCGCATTGCGGGCCATCACGAGGGGCTGTTCAGATTGTCTCAGTGCTTTTCGGGATTCCTCCCGTTCGTACCTTACTCATGTCTATATCTACCACCCACGTCAGCTGTTGTTCACCGCTTCTTCTTCTGGTGAGGTTGACCTGATTGACGACGTCGTGGGTATTCTGGCAGAATCGTTTCATCTTCCTCGAGTAGTTCGTCATATGACTCTACCTTGTCGAGGTCATCACGTACCTTTGCTGCGACTGCTTCTGGCTTAAGGCCCTCGAGTCGTTCTTGAAGAACGTCGATCTTCTTCTTCTGGACCTCTTCCCATGCCTCGAATGGTTCCGTGTACTTGTCAGTCTGACCGAGCGCACCGATGAGGCATGCTTTGACGCGACCGTACAGCTGGCGCACAAGCGTTGACTCCTCGTCCAACCCTTCACGGTTCTTGTGAAGAAGATTGTGAAGTGCTAGGAGCTCCTTCGCGCTGATGTTCAGCTTCATGCTGTCACCCTCACGAGGTCGCCGGGATGCAATAGGTCGAGCCATTGCTTCGGAAACTTTCTGACCTGAAACGTCGTCCATTCGCCGGCTGGATCCTCGCACACTGCTATGGTTGATCCGGTTCGTCGAACATATCCAACAACGTGTTCCTGAAGCCCATCGACGCTTAGATAGAGCTCAAGATCGTCAGATGTGTCAAACTCAAGCTTGTACCCACCTCGAGCGGTCAACGTCTTTAGTTCGATGAGCTCTCCTCGGGTGACTGTTGAGTCGTATCCAAGATCGGCATCCTCATCGTCATCACCGTCGTCATCTTCGTCCGATGATTCCTCATCTTCTCCTTCGTCCTCATCGTCCTCTTCGTCGTCTTCTTCGTCAAGATCTTCCTCGTCTTCGAAGTCGTCCTCAGCTTCTTCATCGTCCTCATCCTCCTCGTCTTCGTCTTCATCTTCATCTTCGTCGCTGCCACAGTAACCACCGTACGTCCCGACGGGTTCCTTCTTCTTGCAGCACGTGCCACGACAACCTGTGCGCTGATCCTCAGGATCCTCGTCTTCAAGAAGCGTGAGCAGGTCCTCGGCGTCGAGCGCCATCCTGGAAAGATCCTTCGCAACCTCGTTTGCATCGCCGAGCAATACGCTAGCCTTGATGATCGTGAGCGCCTCTTCCTTCGTGAGCTTCATTTTCTTTCTCTCTTTCGTGTCATGTCAGACGAGGCAGCACCTCGTCAAGGTCACTGCCTCATCGTACACCAAGACGGTGGAAGTTGATCAGCGGAAGTACGCGCCGTCAGGGGTCTTGCCTGTAGCATCGAAGTGCTTCTGAAGTGCCCGGAAGAGCGTGCGAAGCTGTCGACCGTTGAGTTCAAGGTCGGGATACGGTACGTCGCGGCCTGTCGTGTCGACAAAGAACCTTGTCGTGTTCGTCCTCGTGTCTGTCGTGATCGCGACGTCAAACTGATGCGGGTCGCGGCGGGTCGTCTCGGTGCGGACCCTCCCGTTGCGGTCAGTGCGGGTGCGGATGTGTGCGTTCCTATTCGTGCTTCTCATGGGTATCTCCTGTCAGGGTTGTCAGACTGACAGAACGTACTCCCATGCACCGCCCGTGTACAAGCACACATCACCTTTTGCACACAGAGGCCCTCGTGGACCCAAATAATTGCCCACGAGGGACAGAATAGCCAACATCTGGCTATCCTCGATTATTCTGTGGGTCAGGCAGAGAGGGTCAGTGTACCGTTACAGGCGCAGACGAGCCAACGGACGTTGTCAGACCACAGGCCGACGCTTGCTCCCGCTGAGCAATGAAGGTGGGTACCCGTTGCGCTTGACACTGAAGAGCCTGACGTCGTCATCAACGCAAACGAGCCGGTGAGCAAGAACGGATTGACGCCCAATGTGTCAATGATCAGCGCTTCGCCCCCTGGATATGCAGAAGCGGCGGGAAGACTTCCGGTGAATGTTCCGACACCTCCGGAGCCTGATGCCGGCATGGAGAAGAAGCCTGATGACGGGATCGACACCGCGCCCGATCCTGAGATCTGCGTAGCTAGCATCGTGTTCGCAGCAAAGGTCGAAAGTCCGGCGACCTGCTGGTTACCTGAGATCGCAACGTTGGATGCGCTCAACGTACCGACGGTGGCCGTCGTAGCTGACATTGATCCGACGACGGCTGCGCCGCCAATTTCGAGGGTATCGCCCCACAGGTTACTCTTGTTTGCCATGTTCGTTATCTCCGATGACTAAGTAGGTTGCTTTAACGGGCAAAGGCCCGGTTTCCCGAGCCTTCGAACCCTTTACTTCTCTCAGAACATCAGATGATGTTCATGTCGAGGATCGTGACGACGCCGTAGAAGTCCGAGCGGACCATCTTCTTGCCGTAGCGGGTCATCACGCCCTTACGGGGTGTGAAGTCTTCCGGCGCGAAGATCGTCGGGGTGACGATCAGGGGCACGTAGGGGCTGTACACGTAACCCGTCTCGAGGTAGCTGCCGCCCTTGTACCCGACGAGGATGCGGTTCCTCGGGAAGTACGGGTCCTTGTAGACCGTGAAGCGGTTGCTGAGGGTACCGATCGCCTCTGCACCGATGGTGAAGGGGCTTCCCAGCTGACCCTCGCCGTCGATGGAGAACTTCGGCTTGTAGAGCACCGATGCCTCGAGGATCGTGGAAACGTCGGGGGACGTGACCAGGAAGTTCGCGGAGCCGCGGAGCGTCTTGCGGTGAATCGTGTTCGCCGTGTCGATGATCGTCTCGATGAGTGTCTCATACCACTCACGGACGGTGCCTGTGAAGTTCGGTCCGATGGACAGCGCAGTGTTGAGCACGATCGGCTGACCGGTCAGCTTGTTGATGAACTTGCCCGGGGCGCGGCTCCAGTACATCTGAGCGCCGTTCGCCTGGGTCACGAGGTCGTTCAAGATCTCGCGGTCGATCTCGAGAGCAATCTGCTCCGAGAGGATGCTCGTCAGCTCGACCTCTGCGTCCATCGAGTGGTACGCATTGAGGTCCTGTGCAAGCTCGGGAGACCAGCGAGCGCGGAGCTTGCGGGTCGTTGCGGTGATCGAGATTGCCTCGATCTTGATGTCGATCTCAGGGATCGCCGGTGACGGCGTGACCGAGAAGTCAGACTCGAAGGACGGGATCGTCAGGGTTGCGCCGGTGGCGTCCCCAGCGACAAGGCCGTCAGCGAGTGCCATCGAGAGGAAGCACCAAGAACCGGCCGGGCCAAATCCGCCAGCAGGCGAAACCTGACAGACGAGCTGGACCTGCGTTCCGTTGAGCGGGCTCGGCGTGAAGACGCCTGCCGACAGATTTCCGCGCTTGTTGAGGCGACGGAGGTTGAGGACGCCTGTGCCGCCCTGATAGTTCTGGTTCCATGCGACGAGGTCGCCGTTGGTGAACGTTCCTGCAGCAGCGTTGTTCGCGCTTGAAGCGAGACCGAACAATGCAATCTCCTCGACTGCCATGACGTCGCCGGCCGGGATTGCGCTGGCAATGTCGGTGACATTGAGGTGGACGAACTGGACGCTGTACAGACCCTGCGAGAGGTCGGTGTCGATCTGAGGATCGAAGCTCAGCATGCGAGCGTTGGTCCCGGAGAAGTCGCTGTACGTTGCGACGATGCTGCCCGATGTGAATGCACCGTTGGCGCCGGCGAAGGCACCGACCTGCGAGATGGTCACCGCAACAGCACTTCCCGTGTGAACCTTGGTGTAGCCAACGTTCACGAGGTCGTACATACCACCCGTGGCAAGCGATCCTGACTGGATTCCGCGACCGACCGGGTTGTTGTAGATTGACTGTCCCGAGGTGTAGGTCGACTGGGTCGCACCTGCACTGAGATCATCGCCTGCGTTTCCACCGACGTTGCTGCCGTAGGTGTAATCGAGGTAGAAGATCAGGCCCGAGGGGAGCGACATCGGTTGGATCGAGACGAGCTCGTTCGCAACGAGGCCACCGAAGACCCTGCGGACAATCGGGAACGCGATGTTCGAGAAGCCTTGGATCTGACCAGATGAGGCGACGTTTGCGCCGCCTGTCGACAAGGAGTTAGACTCCTTGAGGACCTGAGCTGCCTGGTTCTCGAGCAGCTGAGCCATTGTCTCGCGCTTGAAGCCATCGAGACCACGAAGCAAGCCGGTGCGGCTCCACTTCTCAACCAGCCGAGCGCGTTCTGCGCCGACGTGCCTCTCCTTGATGCCGGAGGCGAGCTGTTCCATTGTGAAGAACTTCATTTTGATTCTCCTGTCGCTTTCTTTAAGTAGTCAGAAAAACTGAATCCTGAATCACCGACGGGTGATTCCTGCGAGCTGAGCCCACCGCTCTGCCTCGTAGCCCTCATTGAGTGTCTGAGACGAGGAGGCAGGCTTCTGCACCCTTGACCCAGAACCGAGGACCTGACGGTCGCGGCTCTCGTTCACCGGCCTCGAGGTACCCGCCAACGTATTGGACAGGCTCTCGTAAACCAGCTTCGCCTCCCTCACGGTCTTCGCCGAATCGAGCTGCTTGATGACCTGAGCCTTCTGCTTCGCGGTCAACTGCTCGTTCTGAAGAAGCTTGTTCGTGTAGAGGAGCTTCGCGTTGAACAGATTCGTTTCTGCCAACTTCCTGCGGAGTGAATCGTCGGCCTGGTTCCCCGCTGGCCGTGCGCCGCTGGCATTCACGCCTGCAGCATTTCGCTTCTGGGCTTCCGCCAAGAAACGTGAAACCTTCTTTGCGCGGTTCACCGACTCAGTGAATCGCTTTGAAACGAGCTGATACTCTTTCTTCACCTCGTTGAAGCGCTTTGCATCCTTGCGGGACCGAGCCTTCGCAGCTTCCTTCTGAAGTGCCCGGGCACGTGCCTTAGCACGCTCCTGAAGCTTCTTCTCGAATGCCAGGCGGGCTCGTGCCTCGGGCATGCGGTTCTGCTTGTTCGTCTCTGCACCGGGGCCCATGCCCTCGGGAGCGACGTTGCCGCCGTCATCACGGGAATCCTGCGACTCATCGAGATCGTCGTCCTCGTCCATTGACGGCATGTCAGTCTCATCAAGGTCATCACGATCATCGTCCTCATCGAGGTCATCCGCCTCGCCGAGGGGAAGTGCACCCGGAGCCGGGGACTTGTCGACGATCTCTGCGTCAGTCGGCTCGCCTTCGTCAGATCCACCGCCGAAATCATCGAAGTGATCAGGACCGTTGCCCCATGACTGGGCCTTCGTCTCAGAACCACCCGTTCCGGTGTGATCCTCGCGGAGGCTCTTCATCCGCGAAATCTCGCGGCGGAGCATGCTCTCATCGATCTCGACGATCGTGTCGTCGCTCAGTCTGCGGCTTTCCATCTGTCCCTGTTGTCCTTGCTGACCCTGCTCACCGCCAAGGTCGAAATCATCTCCACCGAAGTCCTCTTCACCGCCGAGGTCCTCTTCACCGCCCTCTTCACCGCCGAGCTCTTCCTCTTCGTCGCCGGTAATGAGATCAACACCAACCTCGTCGAGGTCGACGTCATCAGGCAGACCGGTCAGCTTGAGTGTGACGTCTGCTTCGTTCATGCGTGACTTCTTGATGTTCTTCGACATTGTCATTGACTCCTGGAGGTGGTTGAGGCCTTTGAAGCTCGCCTCGAGCGTGTTGTTGAGAGAGTTCTTCTTTGCAGGATCGGTAACCCGCTCTTGCACGTAGTCATACATATTCTCCACACGGGAGATCATATGAGCGATTTGCTCATTGTATGACTTAGTCGATCGAACAGCCTTTCCCGCCTTCAAAAAGAGGCTGACGTTCTCACGAATCTTCCTTGCACCGGCTTCGAGCTGTGCTACAGTCGGTTGAGGGCGCTTTGCGATGCCGACAAGTGGCTTCATTGCATCGATGGACTCGAGACTGATCTCAAACTCCTCAGGCGCCTCTTCGTCACCCATGACGACGATGTCCTCCTCCGGAGGAAGTTCCTCTTCTTCTTCCCCGGGAATTCCGAGGACGGGAGGTGCAACTGCGACACCCGACTTAGGTGCACATAGTGAATCGATGTCAAGCGTTACCTTTCCCTTTACATCAGGGATCTCGAAGGTTCCCGTTACAGTTCCCGGCTGCTCACATGATTCATCATCGATGCATTCGCCTGCGTTCATCGGATCGGGTGCAGAAGGAGGCCTGAACCCCGTGTCTGAATCGATCGAATCTTCAAAATCAGGATCGCCGTCTTCAGCGTGTTCAGCCAGCAACGCGTTATCGATGAACTCACGAATACGCGGAGTGACTGCTTCGACAATCGCACGCTTTGCATTGTCCTCGGCCAATTCCTTGACCTTCTTGACGTCTGCTAGCGCTTCTTCGAACAACTGCCTTGTCATGCTATCTCCACGAACATGAGACTAAGTATCGACCCAATCACCCCTTGTAAGGAGGGACGCCCGCGCCGGACTGGCCGACGTTCTGTGCAGAGCCCGGTGCCGCAGAGGCGCCGATCTGAGGACCTGTTGTCACTGGATTCGTGACGTTTGAACCAGCAGTGTCGTCTGCGTATGCACCGAAACCGCTTGACGTGTCACTGCCATCGCTAGAAGGCACGAATGGTGCCTGAATGTCAGACACAGAGATGCCAGGATTGACCTGCTGGACTGAGTTACCGACGCCAGGTGATGATGGATCGGGAATGTACGGGTTCGCAGGATCGCCTGGATTCTGCCACTTGACAGTTGAAACGTCAGGAACCATGCCCGGGCTGGGAGCCGATGCAGGAGCAGTCGTTCCTGCGAACGTTAGGTCGATGCCATGTGGGAACATCTGAGGATCGCCCTGTTGAACACCAGCAGAGGGGACTAGTCCGCCTACACCCGATGCATCAACCTTCGCTGTTCCACGTGTTCCAGCATCTGCTTGTGCGCCCGTCTCATCGCCAGTTGCTTGAAACTTAGCGAGAGGGCCACCAGAGAATAGCTTGCCGAGCAACGTATGTGCCGCTGTCAACTTGCCAACGTACTGTGTGTATCTTCCTAGAGTGCCCATGGTTCCCTCTCAGTTCCTCAAACGATCTTCGCGACGACGAGCTTCTTCACGCCGCGATTGAGAGCGCTCTTGACCTGAAGAAGGCGACGCGTGAGGCGACTCTCCTCGATCTTGAGTGCCTTCATGTAGGCCATGTGCTCGTCAAGGGAACCGGCCGCCTTTGACTTGGGCTCCTTCGGCTGATGATCCTCAGCATCGTCGAGCGAGTCGGCGAGCTCATCGGCATCAAATTCCTTCGGGTCTTTCCTGTCTTCGACGCTTCCGCCACCGGGATCGAAGCCAACATTCTTGACTTCAGCTTCGACGATCGACTTGAGCATCTGTGTGGTCAACTTGACCGGGCGCTTCGTTGGCTTCATTGCAGTACCTTCTCCTGTGTGGTGTGCTACGTCTAAATAGCACCTCGTCTACGAGATTACGCCAATTTCTTGGTAGGTTCTTGGAATGCGAGATCTGCCCATCGTCCTGATCCTCCTCCGAAGATTTCATCAGGGTTACCGCTGAACTGCTCTTGCTGAATTGGAGCTGAATTTCGTGACACGGGACCGCCTGTTCCTTCTGACGGAGCGCCCGGTCGATCACCGTGCGACAATTGCTCGGGCAACGTCGTCATCGCTGTGTCAGCCAACATCTCCGCAAGGATAGGATTTCCATTCGAGCCTTCCTTGACAGCCTGCTTCAGAGCGGCCGAAGGAATTCTGTTGCCTGACATCGGAGTGTCAAGCCTCGGATCAAATCCTGCCTTCTGCCTCTGACCTTGCACCTGCGCTCCCCTGATCCGCGACTCAACAACGCCACTGTTAGGAAAGCGCCCGGGCGCGGGAGAACGAGCCGCTAACGCTGACACGTCTCCTAGTCCCTCGCTCAGGATCTCGATCAAACATTCTTTGATGATTGCTTTCAAGGCATTCTTTGACATCTTCATGTTTTCCTACCTAAGTCCTTCATCGCAAGTCTACGTGCCATTGGTCCGACATGATCAAGGATCGTAACACCGTCAAGATGATCGATTTCGTGCTGCACAACGCGAGCAGCTCGATCAAGGGTTGCTGACTGTCGTGAACCCATGATATCATCGTATTCAATCTGTACGACGCTGCTACGAGTGACCTGCAACGTGACGCCAGGTACAGAGAGGCATGCCTCCGGGCCCGTGTTCACCAGGTCTGACCTCCATGTGACCTCAGGATTAATCATGACGGCAAGAAGGCCAGACTCTTCACCACCCGAGGGATCAAAAACTATGACCCGCCTCGAGACATTGACCTGAGGCGCCGCCAGACCAACACCGTCGCTAGCGTACATTGTCTCGACCATGTGATCGACAAGTTCGCGTAATTCTTCGTCGAAAGTTGTGACTACTTCTGCGACAGAGAGCAACGTTCTATGAGGGTAGTGGACAACATCAAGCATTAGATCTCTTTTGCTTTCTTGCCTCAATCCCAGCTAGTTGTCTCTCTCTCACTTCGGGTCGATGCATTGCTGCATGAGTTCGCTCAGAGATCATTTTTCTTCTCTCTGGCGTCGACATCTGTTCCTTGAATACAGCATAACGTTCAGGTTCATGCATCGCTTCAATTGTTCGCTCAGAAATCTTTTGACGTGTTAAAGGATCCTTCAATGCTTCTCGTTGACGATCTTTCCACGAAGGATCAATCTTTGACATCGCCTCGCACGTTCTCTCAGAAATGAGCTGTCTAGTCCGGACAGACTTAGGACCCGAACCATTCCCACATCGTGTCATATTGTAACCCAATGGACCACACGTGCCTAGCATTTCAATGAAATGACGCTCAAGATGTTTGGCGTCCTTGACGTCAAAGATGCCATCGCAAATTACATCATGATCAAATGCATCAGGACCATGCTCACGAATCGCAATTGCAAAACAATTCGTATGCCCATGTTTGATTGCATCACAAACATGTCCAGCCCATCGTTGCATCATCGTTTGTTTAGTGTAACCTACATAACGCATGCCATCGATGCGATTAGTATGACAATAGATCAGATACATGATCTAGTATACAACCTAGCCAATACCTGGCCATGATCCTGCAGGATTGACTGAGCCATCTCCCAACGTGACTGACGGACTACTTCCCGTCAAAGTCATCATGTCCCTTGCGCTCACAGTTGTCAGTCCTGCAAGAAGGCTGAAAGGCGCAGCGCCTGTCTCTCCTTGAAACCACAACGACTTGATACGAAGCTCGCACGTGATAGACTGGCTTCCGCTCAGGATGTACTTGTTTCCTGTGTGTTGTACGCCGTTGGAGGTGAACCCGAAGCTCAACACGTTCGTTCCCGTGTTTGAGACCGTGAAGAACCTCGTGACCATCTGAAAATCGATCTCGAGCGGTGAATAACTGCCCGATGCATATGGAGCGATAGATGACGTCACCCACGGTAGCGCGGACGATTGAAACTCTGCTGCGTAGCCAGTACCACCCTTAGGATTACCCAACGGCATGTGTCACCTCACGTCCTTATAGGACAGGATTTCGTTCAGGATCCTGTCAATCCTGTCTGTGCGATTGAAAACCTTACGCAGCTCGTCTGTCTCGATGAGCTTACCTTCCGGGATCATGAATGCACCGGGCGTGGAGGGTTCAGAAACCATGTCCCAACAGATGAGCTGGAAGTCATCCTGGACAAGGTAATACTCGCCTTGCTTGCGAGTAGACCCGACGCCTCTTGACGAGATGCCGAGCTTGATACCTGACTCGACTAGTCCTTGCAGGATCTGACCTGAGGGTGTCTTACTGAGGACCTCGATCGTACCGATTACCGTCTTGTCCTCGATGTACGCCTCCCTGATGACGTGTGACACGTTCTTCAGGTTGACGACGGACGAGTCGGGGTGGTCGAGCTCACCAACGGCACGGTTCTCGATTATGAACTTCTGATAGTTCCTGACCTCGCGTTCGAGCACGTTCAACGGATAGATGCGCCCGTTCTGGTTCAGGGTGTCTGCCTTCTGCAGGATTCCCTTCATGAGAATCTTCTTGCGCGCGGGCATGACCTCAACGTGCTTGCCATCAACTTCCTTGATGACCGCAGGAACGTCGACCGTCGTAACCTTGTAGTCGAAATCGTCGTATGTTTCCAGGCGACGAAGATTTGATGCATCGGTCATGTTTCCTCCGTGGTCAGTTCTGTGCTAAGTTTCGTGTACAACATGAACCGGGTCACGGTGTCATCGTCGATGACCTCGAGCTTCTCGCCCTCGATCTTTCCACGCGCTTCATCAAGCTTCTTGTTGACGTATTCATCGTTCGGGTTGTTCGAACCGAATTTCTTGATCTCGTCCAGTAGACGACCCTTGACCTCAACGAGCTTCTTCCTGATCGACTCCTGATCGTCATTTGCAGTCGCGAACGCATACGCTCTGATGAGCCGACGCTGTTCTTCGTTGAGCGCGCCGGCGTACTTCTCATTGAGCTTCTTCATCATGACCTTCATTAGAAGGCGGCTAGTGCCAGGAGAATCCTCAGGAACTAACGTGTTTGCCGCCTCACTCTTTTCGGTGACAAGCCACTGAAGTAACTGATCCTCATACTTTGCCATGCGGCCGAGGTCACTGTTGGGCGTACGCCAGTCGTTGAGGAGCGTCTGGATCGTTGCATAGATCCTGTATTCGTTCACCTGTTGATCGTAGAAGTCATCATCATTGATTGCGCGATTGATGATGCTTATCAACAATGATTTCTCACGATCAAGTTCTTTGACGTCATACGCTCGAGCTGCGGCCTTTGCTTCCTGCATGATTGATGCCGCAACCGTCTCAGAAGATACTGTCGTTCGAACGAGCGAGTTGATCAAACGATATTCCTTGTAGAGTTCAGACCCTTGCTTGAAGTGACGCTTGATGATCTTGAGCGCCTGCGCTGACTTCTTCTTGTTGCCGTCGACAAGTGCCTGCGAGATCGTGCGAACGAGAAATTCGTACAGCAGGCCGGCGTTCCTACGCTTGTTGTGACCCTTGGTTCTCATTCGTCGTCCTCGTCTTCCTCGTCGTATGACGAGTCCTCGTCTATATCTAGCCCACCTTCAGTGAGCAGATCGTCAGAATCATGTGATGTTTCAGAAAGATCGATGTTCAAGTAGTCGTAGCCCGACCGATCGATCTCTTCCTGTACGTCCTTACCTTCGCTCAGCACATTCACAGTACCTTGTTCGATCTCTTGCTTCTCTCGGGCACGTCCCCATGCCTCAGTCATGTGCCTGATTGCTGAAACAATGTCAGGAGGAAGCTTCATGTTTGGAGAGCGCCAGGTGTGGCGCGTGCCTTCACCGAGAGGATCGCTCACAACTGATCTGAACCAATCACCGTCATACGGATCCTCGGTTGAGTGTCCATCCTTCGCGGTGAGCTTAGTCATCTTGTTGAAGTCAGGCATGTGAGTCTTGCTAGCACCATGCGTGCGGCGGCGGCCGTTATTGTAAAGGTAACGATCGAGCTGCGATTGTGGCTTCACAGGTTTCTCATCGGCATCAATCTCGCCAAGCTTCAGAGAAAAAGATTCATCGTCAGCGGCATCATCACCGCCTGTGATGAGCTGAAGACCATCGTCCTTCTCTTCAGGCTCCTCGCCGGCATTTTCTTCGGGTGGAGGCGCTTCTCCTCCTGCCTCTCCACCACCGAGCTCTTCGCCTCCTCCGCCACCAAAGAGATCTTCACCACCACCCGCTGCGCCACCGGCAGCTTCGCCGCCGACAGCCTCAATCGCTGCGTCGACCTTCTTCTCCGCCATTCGTCGATCGTCAATCTCTTTGATCTGTTCCTCATTGAGGCCCATGATCTCCTTGCGAATGAACTGCTTATCGACAAGCCCTTCTGGTGATGTGCCTGCAATCTCGAACTTTGCGCGCCAGAGCTCGAGCTTCTGCTGTTGTGCGACAGTTGAAGGATTGCTGAGGCGCAGCGTGAAGTTCTGCAAGTCCTCATTGTCATAACCGTGTGCAAACAGATGGATGATCGCCATCTTGTTGAGCTCAGCCATCATCGTCTTCTGAATGACGTTGATCGTCCTGCTGAAACGAATGTCCTCCTGTGCAAGCGTTGCCTTGCTGCTGAGCATCTCATCATAGCCCAGATATGCACGAGGAATCTTTAGTGCAGCGAAGAGCTTCTTCTGAATGTACGCAACGTCCTCAACAGATGCAGTGTTCTCGCCTCCCTTGAGGGTATCGATCTTCGTGCCACTCTCACCACCGCGGACTGCGATGTAGTAGTCTTCCTCAACCGACATTGGATTGTAGCGTACGTCAACTCGGCCGGTCTGCCTATCGATGACGGGAGCTGTGTGAAGTTGCTGACGTTGCTGTTCGATGTACTGCGGTACTTCTGAAGGCGGCACGTTTGCAACATCAATGTAGAAGACGCGGCGTTCCGGTGCCCTAACAACGCGGTAAACAAGCATCGCGTCCTCGATCAGGATCAGCTGGCGCCAGATGCGCCTTGCGGGCTCGATGATAGAAGACCCGTAAGGCAAGAACATGTCGTTGCCCAACAGGCGAAAGTGGGTGACTTCCCAGTTCTCCAGCGTCCTATTACCGAGAGTGACCCACCGGTAACGGACAGCGAACGGATCGTCGCGATCGTAGTTCTCTTCTCGCTCGATCTCATTTACCGGGATTGGGAAGGCATTGACAACGCCATACTCTGGTGAGACGTCATTGTAAAGAAAAAAATCTCCGTACTTACAATTAGTTGATATGATTGAGCTTTTTGATACTTGACCATCACCTGTATAACACATGATGCCAAACCGGTGCCTATCGTGCTCCCCGTTCGGTCCCAACACCTCCATACAGTAGGCGTCGTCGGTCTCCGCCAGCCGTTCAACGCGGTCGACCTTGTGGTTCTTGTAGGTTGCCTTCACAGACGGGTGGGCGTTCCGCATCGCAGGGACGACGCCCGTCATCTTGGCGCTCTTCTTCTCCGCACGGTGGAACCATGGCGTCGATGCGATCGCCGGCAACCTGTCACGGACCAGATCAAGGTACGACCCGACGCCAGCCTTCTGCAGGAGCGCCTCGAAGCCGGTGTGCGAGTTGAAAGACTTCGTCAGGTCACGTTTGGTGCCTTCATTGATGGCCTTGAGATGGCCCATGAAGACATCGTCTGACTTCAATTGGTCGCCCAACACCTTCGGACTGACGTACTTTCCGTGGGCCGCGAGTCGCTCGACGACCATGTCGACGCAGCGCTGGTCGAACTTGATGGCCATGTTCTCTTTGGCCAACTGCTTCTTAGCCGGATCAGCCCACATTTTCTTCATCACGGCGGAACGTTGGACATTATCCAACTTGTGTTTCGGTGAAGAGTTGTAAGAAGACGCCATCTTTCGATGAAGGTCGATGTGATCGACTTGCGTCATCACCTTCAAATTTGTCGGCGTGTTGTCGCTTCGATTGCAGTTCACATGATGAACAACCTTGCCTACATCAGCCTTAGTCCACCGGTGTTGGACCATCAGCCGATGGGTATACCGATACTGCATGCTTTCAGGGTCGTACACACGTTCATAACCCTTCTTACCCCCCATCATGGCCGCTTGACGATAGAGCGGCATCAAGCTTTCACCGTGCACTAGCTGATCAGCACGCTTGTGTTGACCATCTCGCATCACCCACTCGTGGTCCGGCGTGCAATCAACGTACGTCCCGTCGTCCAACCAGACCCTGACGAGCTCGCTGTCCTTCCGTGTCAGCCCACACCAGCTGACCTTACCCGGGACCATTCGATGGGTGCCGTCCTGGACGCTGTAGACCCAGTTCTCCTTGCCTTTTTCGTGCTCCCGCGCTAACTGTTCGATGGTGATGTTCCTGCCATCGAGCAAGGGGATGACGCTGTCTTTTCGGACGGGCAGGTTCCTTGCCCAGGAGCGCATCTGAAATTCGACGTTGAGGATGTTATAGAACAGGTCCTCAAGCACCTCACGAATTTTCTCGTTGTCTGAGTAGACGTGGATGATGCGACCCTTCTCGTCCTGCGCACATGTCTCGTCAGCGTAGATGTCAAGGGCTGCCGCGATCTCAGGAGTGTTGTGAGACACCACGCTGTCGGTCGCGAAGTTCTTGTAGCCATCGACTGTCAGGTCATAGAGCGGCATCTCGCCCACGTACTCGACAGAGACGACCTTGCAGTTGTCGTACGTTGCCTGGAAGTCGCTGAACCTCTTGAAACCGTTCTGTGCCAGACGTGAGATGACGGTGTTCTTGTTGACATCGAGCTTCTCAGCGAGACGAGGCATCGTCAGCTTAGGCTCGTACGCGTCACAGATCTGCTGGAAGGTCAGGTCGTTGCCGTTGGCGCCCCTAGGACGACCACCTTTTCGAACGCTCTTGACGTGAGAAACGGTCACTGAACCGTCAGAATAACCCAACGAAGAACGAAGCTCGGACCACGATGTCTGAGCTCGACGGGCCAAGAACTTGTCGAGGACGTTGACAGTGCAACCGAGCTTGATGCACAGCGACCTCTTGGTGTCCTCAGAAGTCATGTTCGACCTGAGCAGCTCCAGGCTCAGGTCTCGCGTCAACAACCCGGGACGTCCCTCGGGAAGGTTGGCAAAGATCTGTCCACCTGCATAGGCCTTGACGAACCCATCGAAGGTAGCGAACCCGTGCGCCACCAAACGTTCGTAGATCAGGTTCCACGTAACGTCTAGCGCAAGAGCGATAGCGGGCATGCTGAAGCCGACGCGTTCAGCTGTCTCTAGGATCCGTGCGAATGTCACGTCGCGACGGGCCGTCGGTGCGTTGTCTCGCATCCAGGCTGCATGGTTCTTCTTGAATTCCTCGACCCACTCGTGGTTCTCCGGTCCCCACTTCGCACCGTTGTTGATGGCGGCATGGTACGAATTGTGGTCGCTCTTCGTCATGATCCGCAGGTTTTCGGGTCTGTTGTCGGTCTTCACGAAGTTGATGTGGTGGACGCACTCGTCCTCCGTCAGCTGCCGGCCGGCCACCCACTCGGCCACCAACTGGTGTTCCTTGGTCCAACCACGGAACCTATCGTCCATCGTGTAGACCCACGAGTAGCCCTTGGTGCCTTCTTCAGCGCCGACGAACAGGTCCTTCCGGTAGAAGGGCATCATTGCATCTCCGGGCTGCAGGTCCTCAACGCGACGATATGACCCGTCGCGTAGCATCAATCGATGCTCTGGATTCGCGGTGATCGTCTTCCCGTTGTCGAAGGTCACCTTCCAGGCATGGTCGACACAGGTCTGACGGGCCTGCTTGCCGAAAGCGGGGACGATGCGTCCTAGATTGTGGTCGTAGGAATAGACGATGAAGGTGTGGTCGGGGTTGGACGCACACGCTTCGGCCAACTCACCGATGGTCTTGAAACCGTCGGGAGTGGCGATGAGTGTGGAGATCGCAACCGAATACTCCATCTCTTGAAAATCCTGATACCTCATCAAGCGCTCGCTCAGGTTATATGCGTTGCTCGTGATCGTCGCATACGTCGGCGACAATGACTTTTGGAAGAGCAACGTGCCTGAAGACTTCGTCTTATCGGCAACAGCTATCGTCGTGTCTAGGGCACGGATCTTTCTTTTGACGATCGGGCCGCTACGAAACAGGCGCGTAAGACGACGGAATAGACTCTTCGGTTCTCGTTTTGCCATGCGTTACGCCTCTCCATTCAGTTGAGGCATCTAGATCCTACATCAATGAGCGATGTACGTAACTTTCAGGTCGCTTTCTTTGCCTGCATCGTCACGTGCTGCGGTTCCTTCTTCGGCTGTGACACGTACGAACGAGGTGAGGACACAATGTTATCAAGCGCCTTTTCAAGCTCTGACATGTGCGGCGTGACGGCGTTCGTGGCTGCGGGAGACGCCTTCTCCTTGAAAGCATCGATCGCTTTCAATAGCTTTGCGGCAGACATTGCCAACGACGCAGCGTCATCGTGGTCGGTGGACTCACCCAGACGTTGACGAATTTCCTCCCTGATGATCTTTTGGAGTTTCTGTAGACTGATCTGCGGCTTAGTCATGCATGCACCTATCCTCTAAGTATAAGTCACTTGAGCAGCCAACGAAAGTCAGAAACGTCTTTGAGCATAGGGTTGCGAGAAACTGTCTCAGGATCGCGAGGGCGGTAAACGCTGTTCGGATTCACGCCCTTGATGCTCGGATTCACGAGTGGCTTAGCCTCGTTGATGTTTCCTGGCATCGTGTCAATGTCCTTGCTGACCATCTTCGTTGCGTTCAAGATAGCATATGCCATCGCCGTCGCCTGTTCACTCATTCCCTGATTGCCCTCAACGAGCCAGGCTGCAATTGCAAGACTCATGACAAGATCATCATGACTGTCTTTGCCCGCTTGAGGCTTGTTGTTGTGCCACACGAATGCCTGAAGTTGTTCATACGTTCGACGAGAATACGTCTTCAGAACCTTGGACCTGATCAACTCTTCCAACTTCGTCAGAATCTGAACACGCGTCTTTTGATCTGTCTGGAACCCGGGTAGCTCGTTCTGATCCAGCGGGATGTAGTTAAACGGGTCTCCCTTGTTGTTCTTGTAGTAAAGCTTCTTGTAGTTCAGAATTGAACTGAGCTTCTTGTTGACAAAGTAGCCGAACGTGTTCTGTTCCGGAACGAGTAGCGCGCCGTTGTATCTCTTCCCCCACTCTGCCAAGACATCAGCAAACTCTTCAGGAGGGATCTTGCCCATGTACTCGGCTGAGACCTCACAATCCTCAACGTCAAGCACGTGAAATGTGCTGTAGTCCTGTCCGTCGCCACGTGCTACGTCAGCAGAGATGACGTATGAGTGTCCCTCAACAGGAGGAGACCACACCCAAACATTGCCACCCGGGCCAGTCCTCTCAGTTGGATCCTGAATCTGCGCCCTGAGCTCGTCCAACACGTTTGGTTGAAGAAACGTGTCACCTGACGTCGCAAAGTCACACTCGTACTCCTGTGCGATCTTTCGTCTCGAAAATGACCGGGTCTCGTTGTCGAACCACTTTTGATCGTGTTCTGGATGCACGTCCCATGCCAACCTGATCGGATGAAAGCCGTTCTGATTTGCCTCAGCCTCAACCCACAACCTATAGTACTGTCCGCCGACACCATGAGGAGATGACAGGATGATCACGTTACCACCTGTGTTGATGGTGGGAGCGAGACCGGTCCAGATGTCCTCAAAATCACGAATGAATGCAGCCTCGTCGACGATGAGAAGAGACAACGCCTCTGAACGACCTGCGTCCTCTGACGTCGGAATTGCAGTGATCGATGAACCGTTGCTGAACCCAATTGCTTGCTTCGTAGGCTCGAACTTCGGAAGAAGCAACCACGTTGGCAAACTCTGGATCGCGACCTTACACTTCTTGATGAAGTTCATGGCCGTCGGGAGCTTTGTGGCGATGACAAGGATCGTCTTGTCCCTGTGAAAGACAGCCAACCATACTGCGTACGCAGCACACAACGTTGAGATGCCCAACTGACGTGCCTTGAGAAGGATCGTCTTGCGATGCTTTTCAAAATCCTTGACACAGTCTTCCTGGAATGGATACAGACCGAATGGAATCGTTCCCTTCTCGGGGTGCTGAATCTTCACATACTTCCTAATGAAGTACGCAGGATCAGTGCCACATGCCAGGATCTCTTTGACCTGTTCTGATCTGCTAGGCGCTTTTATTGTGTCTGCCATCACCCAATACCGAAGATTGTCCGACGCCTGTAGTACGCAGTCCGTCGAGGATTGTGCACACCCGTTCCAACGATCTCGAGATTGTCAACGCTCGAGATTTCCTTCGCTGTCAAGCTGGACCCAGTCAGCTCCTTGTACGTCGACTTGATAGCTTTCATCGCCTCGTTGGTCACTGCCTTCGATTCATCAACGTACTTGCGCTTCATTTCGATCATCTGATGTTCAGTACCGAAATTTACGAGCGCAGCATACGATGCTAGCAACGTATCAGAACCTTGTAGCGACAGCTTGATCGAGTATGACGCGGTCTTGGGCGTCGACGATCGGCCCCACGTAGTATCGATCGCTTGTGCCAGAGCGTTGTAGTCAATTTCTGCCATGATGGTGAAACTCCTCATCTAACTATGGTGATACGCCCCGTCTAATCGACGTCAAACACCAACGATAATGGCGTACGGTTAGCTTCTGCCTCAACGACCTGATCAGCAGAAGGTCTCCATCCGTCTTTCCATGCTGCACGTCTCGCATGAGCCCAGAGTCTAGCGCATCGTTCGCAGCAACCAAATTCGTAATGAGACACCTCATCCTCACGCGTACGCATGACGTGTGAACACAACGTGCATGCTAGCGGAACGGGTGGCTCAGCACCGACAGGAACGATAACGACGAACCCCTCAGATCTCTCTTCGATCAATCTGTCTTTGAGGTACTGTCTCCAGGCCATGCCTCATCATACACAACACGAGCGTCCTTTTCGACCTTTGAGACCTCAATTATGTGGTCTGCAACGTCCTTGACGCCTTCTACGTGCGTTATGACGATAACTGTCCTGAAATGACGCTTCAATGACGTAAGAAGCCTATTACATGCCGCTACGTTCTCAGGATCAAGGGGACCGAATGCCTCGTCCACGATGAAGAAATCAGGTTTAGGAAGCGATGAGATGTTGACAAGAGCGACACGAATAGCAATTGCAGCGATCGTCTTTTCCATTCCACTGCCGAGCTCGATGATTCGCTTGCTATCGCCGTAGTCGATATAGATCTCCATTGAATCGCTGTCTTCATCCTGTTCAAGCTCGACAGAGAAGTTGACAATACCGCTCAGGATCTTAGCAATCTCTGCATTGATGAGGGGCAATTGCGAAGCAACGATCAGGCTGGGAATCCCCCGGCGGGAAAAAGCATTCGCTACAAGCTCGTGCGCCTTCATCGATTGCAAAAGCTCATACCTTCTGTCACGATCAGCAAGCATCTTTGCGTAATCAGATTGCACGTGACCAACGGTATTAGCAAGCACAAGACGATTTGAGTCGATCTTCTTTGCTTTCCCTTGAAGGATGTTCAATTCATTCCGCAATGCAACGACCTCAACGTTTTCCTCGTTCTTCATTGCCTCGTTGAGCTCGCTCAACTTTCGTATTGCTGACGTGAGTGACTCATCGAGCTCTGTGATCGTAGACTGACACTTGACGATCTCAACGTTCTGTGCAGAGATGTTGACAATCAGTTTTGATTTGAGTCCATTGAGTTGTTCAATTTTCTCTACTTTGCCAGAGATGTCTTCTTTCCGAAGGTCTGCAAGAATTTCTTGAGCCTTTGACATCTTCTCAAGAGAGGTCCTCACCTTTGAACGTTGGGGTTCGACAGCCTTTCTGATCTCAAATGCATCCTTGATGAATTTGCACGTCGGAAAGGAATCACCACAGGGAACTTCCTCAAGAATTTTGAGAGAGCGTTCCTGGCGCTTGAGCTCGTTAGACTCAGATTCATACATCATCTTGAGGCTCTCGAACGTAGCTTCAAGATCCTTGTACGAGCGGAGCCTACGTTTCAGCTCATCCAGATCATTCTCCGATTGGATTGTCTCAATGCTGCTGACCTTCTTTACAAGACGATCAACGTCACCGGTCATTGAGACAAGACGAGCATTTGCGTCCAGTAGCTTCTTCTCAAGCGTCTTGACACGAGTCTCTTGAGCATCGACCTGCGACTGAGTGACAGGATTGAAGTCCTTGAATGCAGCAAGTTGCGCACGGATGTCGTGTAGCTGCTGGTCTATCTCTGCTAGCTGCTGCTCGCTCTCGACGATATCGCTCTCGTGTTTCTCGAGTTTTTGTTTGTGTGTCTTTTCTTGTTCCTCCCAATCACGTTCAGGGTAATTTTTGAGTGCGCCCTTGTTGACCTTGACATCATTGTTCGCTAACTCGTACATCTTGTCGAAGATGTCAAGGTCAAGGAAACGTGACAAATCCTTACGACGCTTAGGAGTGCCTTGGTTGATGAATAGCTTGACCTCGTCCTGTGCAGCGACTGAAGTCAGAAGACAATCATCAGAGCCTCCAATAAGTTGTCTGATCACCTTCTCCGTATCACGTCGTTGTTCGTCGGCGAGGTCGACAACAGCACCATTCTCATCGATCTTGAAGACATTGAGTTGCGTTCCTGCGTGCGTCTGTCCTGCACGCATGCCTCTACGAGCTTCGTGCTTGACTGTCTGCCTTTCGATCACGTAATTCGTGCCATTCACGTTGATGATCGCCTTAGTGTAGCAGTAGGGCTGCCGCACGTTGACAACGTGAAGATTTTTGACGCTCCCTCTGTCAGTGGTGTTGAACAAAGCGTACATCAACGTACCCACGATAGATGACTTGCCTGCCCTGTTCGGTCCAAAGATGCCGATGATTCCTTGCAACTTTTCGAAATTGATGAGGTTACCCTCACCGTACGAAAATGTATTGTCAAACTTCAGATGTCGAAGCGACCATTTCGTGTTCCGTATGAGGCTATCGTTGTCAAGCGCGCCGTGGAGGTAAGTGTCAACACTTTCACGAATCGAATCCCACTCCTTCTCAGTGACAGTGCCATCAGCGTAGTAGTCCTTCATGAGACGCATGATAACTTCGGGATTACGAAGGTCTTCCTTGACGAGGGCTGTCACGCCTGCAGCAATTGAGTTACGATTAGCCTGGTGATCGTTCTTAAACGTGACCTCTAATGCCTTGAGTTCAGAGCGCAAGCGGGTCGTTAGCTCAACGACCTCCTTCTGCGCCATTGCATCCTTGCTACGGATACGAATGCGCGCGCCGGTCGGGTACTTTCTTGCTTCAGCGATCGTCAGTTCTACGTTGTCCTGCCATTCTATCGTGACGAACGGCTGCGTGTTCGGCAGCTCGTGAAACTTGACGTCAAAGTTGTCTCGATCCTTGATGACCCATAGAAGGAACCCATGTGTAATGTCTTCCTGATATGACTGCTGGATGGCTGATCCAGGATACGCGATCCAACCACGAGGTGTTCTGATCCTAATCTTCTTGTTCAAGAGAGAACCTCAGCACCAGGATACCTGTGAAGGTCCTGTTCGTCAATCTCCAGCACGACATCACGTGCGCCAAGAAATTGCAGCTTGTGTATGTCGCCGAGGAGCACGAAATCCCACCCTTTGAAGAAATCGACCGTGATGCCATCCTCGATGAGCCAGTTAGACTCTGTCATGGCGCCTGAAACAGGACCATGATAACACGCAATGTTCACTTTGTTCGGAACGGGTCGTACATTTTCCCAGTTCTCTGGGTCAAACAGACTATAGACGCCCAAGATGTAACCTGGTACGATCTCGTACGTGCCACTGAACTTGTATAGATGCACGCGAGGATTGTCGATCGCTTCAACGATCGGCGATATCGCATCCTGCCGCGTCTTGTTCATCAGATTGAAGTCATGGTTGCCCAGGGTGACGTGGACCTCAGCAACTTCAGCCAGCGCAGTCAACCACCAACACATGAAGTTGATACACTCAGGTGACATGCCGGACGTCTTCGTGTGAAAGCTGTCGCCTCCAATGAAGATGTGCTCGACGTTCTTCTCCTTGCATTGCTTCACAAAATCAATGAACACATGTCGAAACTCATCATGACGTGAGAGATTCCGCACGTGTACATCGGCAATGTGCGCTATTCGAAGCATACGGACCTTTACTACTGTACTGTACACTTCACCCACTGTACAAGATCAAACCACTGTACATCACAGAACGACACGTGCAGCACGTTCTAACTTGTCAAAAAACGTTTGTTCCCATTCAAACGGCTGCGCTTGCTCAAGAAGCCTCTTGAATGACTCCTTGCTCTCGTCTCCCGGATCTGTTGGAACATCGACGATGACAAGATCAACATTGTACTCAGTGAGCTTCTTTGCGACCCGTGGCATCTTTGTCGCTCTCATGTCATTGTCCATCGCAAGCGCAATGGGCGTTCCATTCGCAATGATTGAATTGAACAGTGCACCATCCTCATTCAGGTCGCTTCCCAACATAGGCACAGCATTGTCACCGCACTTCATTGCATCGAACGGCCCTTCGCACAGCACGAGCCTCTTCTTCCAATCGATGTTTATCTCATTGAAGATGACATTTGTCCTGTCACCGTCAGGCATCATCATCTTGGGCTTGCGATCCTTGTCGACTGTCCTACCAACGTAGAGGTTCAATTCACCTGCTGCGTCAAATGATGGGATGATGACCCTGCGTTTCCACACCGACGTAGCGCTGTAACCGATCTTGTAGAACCATTGATCGCGCTCAGAAACACCGCGATCAAGCAGATATTTTCTGATCGCGAAAAGGTCCCCATCTACACCCGATGACGTCACAACAAGCTTGAAGTCGTTCGGCAACTCAAGTTTTGCGATGGGCTTCTCTGCATCAAGGTTACACCTGTCCCTAGCCCCCTCAGGCATGAACCTATCGCGGTACTCCGCTAGCTGCTCATGCGTACCGTACTTCCTGATAAGAGGCGCGAGCGAAAACGCATGCCAACCGCACACCCAACAATGATTCTTACCTTCCGGAAGCAGGACCGACAGTTTTTTCTTGCTCTGATCTTTAGGATCACAGATCGGACACTTCACGTCAAAATTGCGTGAATTCCTCGATATCCTGCCGGCGCCGAAGACGCTCTCTATGAAACGAATGTGTTCAGTGAGTGTCGCCACTATGACAAGAATGTATCACCTACAACCGTAGATGGTCATTCCTCATCTTTGGACTTCTTCGCCTTCCTGGGTTTCTTCACCACGATGAAAGGTCCACCATTCACCATCGCTGCCCGAGCGATGACATACGCATCGCAAGCATCACGTGACCAGTCAACAGTCGCGCCGTTCTTCTTCACAGGCCAATGAACATGCTTCAGGTCGTGCTCGGCCATGTGCTTGAAGACCTGCTCCTTCTGTGGACCTCCGATCTTTGTCTGGGACAGCTTGATGCCGCAGAGTTTCCTAGCATGCGATGAGCCCACATATTCAGGCTCCACATGAAACGCTTCCCTCGCAAGGTAGCTGACGATACCATTGAATCGCATCAGCTGCGTGATCGTTTGTGCACTGGACATTCCAGGACGGAAGCCCATCAATGGTTCTTCAAGCACGATACGCTCGATCTTTGTGCCGGCGGGATAACTAACAACGTTGTCAAAGTGCACTGACGAATCACCCAGTGCTAGATCATTTGCGATCTTTTCGAATGATTGCTTGATTCGATCAGCCTTTTCCCACAACGTCGAACATGCCTGCAACGCTCCTTCCTTGCCGAAGGTGACTGCGTACAGGTGAAGCACGTGTCTACCGGACGCGTCAGGTCTGACATTCGAATCGATGATACACACGCCCGTGCAGCTTGTACTGACATCGAGACCGAGGATGATTGACATGAGAGATAATTGGCCCCCACGTGCCCACAGTAAAATGCGTCTACAACAGACCTAGACCCTTCAATTCCACCTCGGTGATTACAACCAGGGCCAAACCGTGGGCCTGACAATGGTCCAGTGCAGCCTTAAGCTTCTTTGCCACCTTCACCTGCCTCACCCGTGAGGCTGGTTTGATCTCGACCAGTTCCTTGCGACCGTCAACGTACTCGACAAGAAAATCAGGAAAGTACCGTCGCATCTTGTGCGTGCGGACGTTGCTGACGTATGGGATCGTCATGCACTCGTAACCCCACGTGGCAACATCATTACGAGAATCGAGCCAACCCATGTAGAGCAGCTCCCATCCCGACCTGTACTTGCACGATTGCCCCGTCTTAGTCGAGACGTACACGCCGGTGTGGTAATGACCCTTACGACGGCGCTTCTTCCTGATCTTTCGTACCAAGCATCACCAGTCGTACTGAACGCGGAACATGATGCGATCACCGGGACGCTTCATCATGGGCTGCGCGAGGGTAGTTTTCATGACAACGTTCATGTCAGTGTCATGGAAGTTGATGCCTGTGATGTAGACGAACGTGTTGTCAGGATCGTTTGGATATCCAGTGGGCGGCAATGCCTGGTAGTTCGGATTGCTGGACGAGAGCAACGTGTTGTTCGCAGCAAGCACACCGATCTTCATGACCTGGATGTGCTGTTCACCCCTGAAATTCAGGACGTACTGATTGGCGCCGAAAAAGTAGAGGTGAGGACTCTTCACCAGTAATTCACCTTCATTGTAGTAGACGTTGCCGACAGTGTTCCACGTTGCCTGAGGCGTCAAGCAATCGGCGCGGTACACGTTACCATGACCGTCATCGGCTAGCGAGATTGAGATGGGTCCTGAACCTATCAAGCTCGAACCGTACATGCTAGATCGTAGAAGGTCAGAATCCTTGATCGACAACGTCGTTGGGCTAATGTTCATGCCGTAGAACATGTTGCTGATATCAAAGATCACGATCTCGTTAGAGGATGGGTCCTGTGTACGTTGGTACACAGTGAGAGGAGCGCCTGCCTCTACGTCGCTGCCTGACACAACTGTGTTGATGTAATTTCTGATCGCCTTGCCGGCCGAAGCAAAGGGAAATTCTGGCGTTGAACCAATTTGCGTGTTTGCAAACGCGTTCACGTGAGCGTCTGGCTGTGTACCGTCATCGAACGTCCCAGGACCGAACATCAATGTGTTCGACTTGACCATGTTGTCAAGGTTGATGTAACTCAGGTCATCGTTCCCAAGGTCGTTCACCGCAGTTGAAAGTGATTCTGACGCCAGAAGTTGGTAACTTGGTACGAAGTTTCCATCATCATTCGGAAGAATAGTGAGGTTGCGGCGAGCGACGAAAGGTTGTGAGTACAGGAACTCGTTGCACGTCTCCGAGTTAGTCGTGCTCTGCAAAGCTACGCCGGTCAGGTGATGCAGCATCGGGAACTGTTCAGACGCAAAATCCTTGACAAAGTTCTCAAGATTGATGTAATGCCCTGCGACGCCAAACGACAGCGCGACGCTGAAAGGTTGCGTGGTGTTGCCGTCTGATTCCTCGAAAGGCGTGATCAGGATGCCACCGTGATCATTGACATACTGACGATATGGAGAGTCATTGACGAAGAATGGAGGAACGTACAACGCAAACGTGTTGTCCAGTGACGCTGGGCCAAGTGATGCAGACGTTGAGATGTCAAGGTCTGACATGTAACATCGCCTGATTGCCACGTCATGCAACTCTGCGTTTAGCGGGTGTTCGAACTTGTACACGTCTACATAAGGATGCACAGAATTGTTCGGCGACTCAATGCCGGTGTCAGGCCAGAGCTGGTTCAGCCCGTCACGAAGCGCAGGATCAGCAGCAAAGAACATCGCTTGTGCATGCGAAGAGTTGTTCGGACCGTCGTAGAAATTGCCCATGCACAGCACGGCGGGAGGATCCTGAAGCGATGAAGCAGAGTACGACCTGGGAACGATCGTTGATGATGGAACGGTGAACGCGCCCTTGTCAACGAGATCAATATTGAAAGTTCCTACGCCGTGATTGATCTGATCTGTGCCCCACCTGACAACGCAGTGGTGCCAGTTGTTGTGTAAAAGGCTGTTATCGTCCGAAAGAAACACAAGATCATGAGGGAAAACGCCAGGAGACGCCAATGACGGTGCAATGTCGGCTGAATGACTCAATTGCAATTGCAGTCTGAAGCCTGACGTACGACCGTTCACGTCCTTCATGCTGCCGGAGATCAACGACAATGCGTACGTTGATGAAAGATGAAGGATCGTACCTGCCTTGAAAACACCGTTGGGTTCATCGGGTTGATACCGAGGATTGATGTAAAAATCAAATGAGAATGAACCGCTCGGCGTGTACGTACCACTACAATACCCTTCGTGATAGACGAGGCCTCCGTCTCCACCATCAATGTTCGGGTACAAGATTGCTGAACCGATAGACACCGTCGACGCAGTGAAGAAATTCAATGTGTTGTAGTTACTGTACGCCCACTGTGCCTGAGGATAGGAAGTCCGGTAGAAGGTGTTCAGCTGATCTTTGATCACTAGCTTACGCAATGAATCACTGTTGAAAACTGGTGGGGGTGAGAACCGCTGAACGTCAATCACTTCCTGAAGACGTAATGCCTGTTCCTGCGACGTGCACCCTGACATGTACTGCTGCATGAGTGCAGTGAATTCTGCAGGTCCCTGCGTCGCCGTACCATTCTGCAATGATTGAGCGTAAAGTTTTGCGCCCCTGAGCAAAGACGACAGGTCTGCATCGTCATGCTGCGACTCTACGAACGACGAATCAGGAGCGACATCCTTTTGAATGGGCGATCGACGAGCAAAGAGGTACACAGATCCTACCGGCCCGCCTGTCGAGCTAGACGAGTACGTCTTGATGGGATTCGCAATGACGGTGAACGATTCGACGTCCTGCGGCTGAACCTTTAGTAGCGAAGGCATGTGATCCGAGTGTAACTATACCCCACCACGATAGGCCCGGCCGATCACAGACGTTCGATCAACACTGCACCGGTGTCGTCGTAGAGTTCGAAGGGTGATGCGTAGCATCTGCCGGGTACGTAATCTGCATATTCAACACGACGTACCTGCATGTACACCTTCACATCATCGATGGTTGTCCTGAGCTCAACGTAGTAGTGGTGCCTCGTCTTCGACTCGACGAGGTTGTCCTGCACCATGTGTGAGGTCTCAAACTCAACGTACGGTCCTCTGCCTCCGATGACAACCCGATCGTAGCCGGTTGCAACTAGCTGACCGGTCTTCGTAAAGAACTTACGAGATGGATCACCCGTCAACGGAAGACGCAATCGCTGTTCGTACGTGAGCGATGTCACGATCAGATCATACAACTACGACTAACATTGTGCAACGATTAGAAATCTAGTCTGACGCGAAACGTAAGATCTCTCTCTGAACTCTTTTGCACTGGCCTGCTCAACTTTGCAATCGCAAGAAGGTTATCGTTCGCATCATAGAGGCCAATGCTCGTGATGTACGTGAAGCTCTGTTCTGTGTCCTCTTGTCCCTGGTCAATCACAACAATCCTGTCAGTTGAGTCAACATACGTCGGGTTTGACGAATAGTTGAACTCATCTGCCGCTGCCCTACAGAAGACCAGCGTGCTATTGATGTTCGTGATATTCTGGAACGTGAGCGCGGTGCTGTTACCCGAACCGAACCTGCAGCCTGCGATGTGATCAATGATATTGTCAATTGACCCACTGGTGACAAAGTCGGGGATGAATGCTGAATTGAATTGTGACTGCGATCCCGATGCACCAAGGACCATCGTACCAGGGGAAATAGTATATCCTGGCGCCGCGCCTCCACCATTCATGGCATCGATCGTACCTGACACGTACTGGCTTCCACTCGTGACCTTCTCAAGGTCGAGCATGAGCACACCTCGGTCATAGAACATCAGCCCAACATTGCGTGACGTGTTTGCGCTGTCGATGATGTTGCCGACCTGACCTCCGAACGTCGTAAGCTTGTTGGTCGAAGATCCAACGTCAGTGTAGATCGCTGACCCGGACGTTGATGTGATGTACAGGTTCGGAACTACACCAAGAACCTTCGAACCAGGAGCATTGTCAGGTCCACAGATGATCGACGCAGTCTGATAGAATTGCATTGCGAATGTTTCACGCTTGATGCTATCGCGTGCAAATAGCCTCTTGAACGCAATGAACAATGCAACGTCAACCTGATCAGACGGATTGCTGCTGTTGAGAGGCGATGTGAACTTTGCAGTTGAATCACCGAGCAAGTTCATCGCAAACTGCCTGTAGACGTCCATCTTCTCACGCATCATCAGAGACGATGAAGGAAACAGTTCCTTACCGGCAGCATCAACACCTGTCTGCGCAGACAACTCTGTCGTACCTCCAGGTAGCAAGCCAACTGTCATGTCGAAGATTGGATTTGCTGTCTGAAGCGTGAAATCCTGATCGTACACTGTCTGGTACAACGAGCTTGTGACGCCGGGACCGACGCCGCCCGTCACGAACAGTTGATACTTTCGTCGTGATACTGAGCCAGAGATGTCCTCCTGCAGGACATCAACGAGCTGGTTCAAGAATGAACGGGCGCTCTTGATGTCTGAGGGTAGGATTTCTTTGAATGTTGCCATTTGTCAGTTCACTCCGTTCACAGGTTCTTGTTGATTACGATGCTGATGTCCTGCACCGCGCCTGACTGAATTCCAGTCACCTTGACGTAGGCGTTGATGAGCGTCTTGTCTGCAGTCGTGCCATACACCTGGAATAGCGCATCCGTTAGGCTTTTCACAGCTAGCGTGAATTGCACGGACGAACCACCGTATGAGTTCTCAGCAGGAGATCTCGTGAGGATGTAAGTCGCGCGTTGGTTGCCATCGATGTTCTCAGGGGTCTGCTGCGAGATCTGCAGGAACAGGTTCGGTACCTCGACCATGAACGATTGATCCCTCAGCTCGACGTCAATCGATGTCTCATTCTGGATCGTCTGTTGCACGACCAGGTTTGACGTCTGCTGCGTGTTACGACCCAGCGTGACGACATTGTTTACGCTGTTTACGTTAGCATCGCCTGACAACGCTAGAGTCGGGAGGTGAAGCAGGTTCGGGTTGCTGACGCTGATCAGCTTGTACTTCTGAGCGATCGCTTGGTTCGTCAGTGCCTCAAAGATCGGAGTGTTCTTCTCGATCTTCTCAGCTCCCACGGTACGACCGTACTTCGTGACAATGCCGTAGTTGACCTCGTCATCTCCGGCTGCCCACTTGTGGATCGAGAACGACCCATCGTTGCGTGCAAGGAATTGCCGACCGACATCAGTCAGTACAGCGTCAAGGAGAATGTTATTCGATGAACCATCAAGGAACCCCATACGTCACCGTAACCCTTTTTGCTCTGCGTACGACCATTTGAAACCTGCGTGAGTATCTCGTGAACCACGGCAACAATCGCCGATACGAGCGTCATGACCATTCACCACCCTCGCCGCTAATTTCGCTGATGTATAAGTAGCCAACACATTCCTGTTCATGTCATACTGTATCACAGATCGTGTTTTTCGTACCCTTTGTCGAAGCACCTCAGAAATCTTCTCTTTTGACTCTCTGATGTGATGCCAGCCACGAGCATCAAGATTTGGCCCTGTACCCGTGCCTTTCTTTGCGATAGACATGTGCAGTCGATACTCTTTTGACCTAGGAGGTAGCTTCTTTCCCTTACGAGCGATACTCATCCGACGCTTCGCATCAGTGTGTTTGTACCCGTGAATACCGTCCCCGCCGCGGGTCATATTGTAACCTGTGTTCGGATGATCATATGCGAACGTCTGCTTTTCTTCGATCAACCTGATCTCTACAGAAGCTAACTCATTCTCAGTCTCACATTGTTCGATCACGCTGACGTCGAATGAGCAATGACCGTGTTTCCTGATCGCACGATGAAAGATCAGCGTACTCCCGTGCCGAGCCGCATCGACATGTTCCTTCCAACGATCAACTAGTGAACGCTCTGTCACACCCACATAACCTTTGCCGTTCACAATGTTCTTAACAAAATAAACTATCATTGTTCACCTAGTGACGTCAAGCAGGTACATGTCTTCATCCTACATCGTTCGTCACTGGTTGTTGCTCAAATTTCGGCGCTTGGGACCAAACGTGATAATCGAAGGCGCGATCGGTTGTTCCACCTGCGACGTGAGATCGTTGATCGTGATGTCAACCTCAGCCGCACCGAAATTATCGACATTAATGAACTGTAACTTGTATGCGCCACCGTTCTGAATCGTCTGCAATGCAGGGCTCGAGCGGCCGGTGTCGTCAGTCGTGTAGTAATATTGAGGGTTGAAGTACAGGCTCATGTTGGGCTTCCCAGACGTTCGAATTGTATCGATGAACAGTTGTCCCTCAACATACATGTTTGGGTATGATTTTGGTGCGCCGATGTGGCTGATCAACTTCTTCTGGATCTTGTTCTGAAACCTGTCAAACCACACGAGGAATTGTGCAGAATAGTTGCTCGTCTGTCCGTGAGCATCTATCGCAGCGACGGCGTAGATGTAGCCTTTCGATGACGTCGTGTTCACGTCCCAGTCGAAGGTATCGTCGATCCACCAGCAACATGGATCAGTCAACGTCTCTAGCAAACTGGGATCTGGAACTTCGGGGCACGGGAACGGAACGTACGAATCATCAAAATTGTACTGTTTGTGCAACTCGAACGGCAACAGTACAGTCGAGCGCCTGAAGACCTGAAATTGTTTGATGTCACGCTCGCTTGTGACAGGAAATGCCCATGTTACCATCAAACGATTCGTACCATAATTCCATACGAAATTGATGTCACCGGGTGGAGGAGGAGCGTCTAGCTTCAATGTTGAGATAGTGACACGTTGTGATGGCTTGCTGCTCACTAGCGTCTTTGTGATTGCAATGTCACCGCTTCCATCGTCATTGACTGCCGGCAACGTCAGCACTGCAATTGTCCTGACCATGTAGCAATAGTTCGTATTGAATTTGACCTGATAGTCAGCTGTCAACCCAATGCTAGGATCGTCAATGACGATGGGAGGACATACCGTCGTAGTACCGTCAGAACTCACCTCGAATTTGTCGATGATGTATCCAACGATCTCAAGACCGTATTTCTGTGCCTGGAACGACGTTTGTTCTGCACTCTGAACGTCGAAATACGTCAGCGTAGTCTTGAATTCATCCTCAGAGATCGTGCTAGAACCTCGCTGGTTCGCAGATTGCTTTGCCTGCTTGCTGAACCCTTGAATGTTGACAAGGTCGGTGGCCGTTGTCGCTGTTGGATCTGCGATCGCCCTGTCAATCAGGTCATACATGTATTTTGTGTTGATCTGTACGTTGATACCTGCACGTTTCAAGCTAGAGAAGAATTCATTCTTGATCGGAAAAAACGTACCGAAAGCTGACGAACCTCCTTTCAACCCAAAGCTCGATGCTTGACCGTCTGTGACAGACTGCGCAGAAAATGTCACACCTGATTGTGATGCCTGAGACAACGCTTGATTGATCAGGTTCTGATCAACGTATCCTGGGAGGGTGGTTGAAAGCGTAGCAGCTACATTTGCCGTGGTTGTGTTGTCATTCGTGGGCAATTGCAGCATCTGCTGCGTCATAGTACCTGAAACGATTTCATGGACCTTTGAGTCGATATTACCGTCGCAGAAGTGCACATTGACGTAGTTGTTTGACGCAAATGCATCCTCATTGATCACGCTGCTGAGGTTGTCAAGTATGAGAGAACCGTTCTGCACACCCGACGTATTGAATGACTTGTTACGTTGAAGCACTGCACTAACTTGATTTCCAACATCGCCCAATTTCGTAGGCGTCCATGTTATCTTCACGGCTCTGGGAGCACGAGTGACAGAATACTGAATGAACGCAGAGTCTATCTCTGCGCCCGGGCGCGTCAGAAAGATCGACGGAACGCCTCCCGTTGCGTTCACACATTCATCAGGAGTGAAGAAGTTGTATTCGAACGTAGCCTGCACCCCTTCAGTTTCGGGTACATCAACAACGTAGACTAAACGCGATGGTTGTGAGATACTCATCAGGAATTTGTCCTTAGTTGTGTCGTTGACGGCAACGTAGATGTCGTGGGAGCGTTCTCATCAAAGGTCTCGATCGTCACATAGTACACATCGACGACACCGTCGTTTTGGTTCTTAGTACGATCAACGTAGTTGTTCACGTTATTAGGTTGCGCATTTTGCGGGTAACCCACCTCGCTGCCTGCGGGCATGGTTGGCGACAGACTGTTGATGATAGCGTTCATCGTTCCGGTTGCAGCGCCAGGTTGATTTGGATTAGGAATGATATCACCGTTAGCGATCGCAAGGTTCAACGCTGCGGTACCGAACGGCGTAGCAGTCGTCGCTGCATAGTCAACTTCGAAATCACGACCATCGACGATGATATTAAAGACACGTTCAAACTGCTTCGGCACAAGAACGTACTGGTTCAAGGACTCTGGCGCTGACACTGAAGAAAGCGTCTGTGAGAATGATGACATTGCTTGAAGCGATGACACGATAGAAGGAATGTCTTTCGCACGAAGAAGATTGAGATTTGACGCAACGTTGCCTTTTGACGCCTGCTGTTGCAAGGGAACAGCCTGAGGCGTACCTTGTTGTGCTCCTCTGAACGTTGCTGTTGTCCCTGCATTGCCTGCAGTTCCAGCTGCATTACTCAACATGGGTCTACGTTGTGTCGCGCCGGGCGGGCCTCCTCGTGTGGGCGTTGAAGCTTTGTTCGAAGTTGTTGAGAACAGAACGCCGCCAGAACTTGATGTGTTTGTGGATGAAGTTGATGCATTTGCCTGCGAAGCGTTCGCAGCTTGCTGCACTGTTTGCTGAACACACGTTTGCACAAACGCTGGTTCTACCGGCGTGGGGATGGGTCCCAGATGGAAATTGTATTCTGCAACGTTGATGCCAGTCATGAGCTCGATGTACACCTCAAGCAACTGACTTCCCACGTGGTTGAAGAGGATCTCAGCCTTCTGCGCTGCTGTCAGGAAAGAATATGCCGGATCCGCGAATGCAGCGCCAGCGCCCGTGATTCCTGTACCCCTTGCAATCGCCGCAGAGGCATACTCGACACCGTTAGTCGTAGAGATAGAAGTCGGCGATTCTAGGCTAGTCGAAAAGTTCTGTGTTGGGATTGAATTTATGACGTCTGCCAACCCAGGCGACTGAGGAAGTGGTAACCACTGTCCTGCTGAATTCCAGAGAGGGAATCTCGACATCTCGAACAGGCAACTAACCGGTTTGTAAATGATGTCAGGATTCGTTACGTCAACCTTGCTCACTGTCACCCAAACAAGATCGTTCCGCTTGACGTTTGACGAACCGTTCGTGCTGTTCTGCACGTTCACAGACTGTTTCAATTGCTGCGTAAACCCAAGAGGTACACCAACCGTCAGAATGTGCTTGTTCGTAGCCTCAGGTGTTGCGAGACCTGCATTGTTTAGGAAGCCGTACAGTGCCGTAAGTGTTTGCTGCGTAACGTTTGATTGATCGAGGATCGTGATCTCGCTATTCGCCGAGGGATCGTTCGCAAGTTGCGAAGACGTTGTACCAGACGAATTGCTGTCGGCATTGAACGTTGATGTTAGGTTGTTGACAGTTGATGCTAACATCATGATCTGTTGTTCTGTACACAGAACCTGCAGCAACGCAGAATTGTCTCCAAGTTTATCGTTGATCTCTGACAACTTTGAGACAACCACCTGGCTTTTGAGATAGTTGCTCATGCCAGTCATTGAGTTCTGCAATGTATTCGGAACGTTGATGACGGTGCCCAACAACATTGACGTCCGTTCGTCCTCTGCAAGAGCAAGTTGCGTCAGGCTGTTGTACGACATCGCAAAGTTCTTAGATGATTGTGACACGACGTACGCGTTGCTAACGCCCTGATAGACCCTCGAGCTATATGCAACGTTTTGAACGTTTGTCGTGCCGACGATCTGTTGACCTGTGTACGCAGCGACCATTGAGATTGCAAAGTCAAATGCAATCGCAACAAGCGCAGTATCAATTTGATTGCTGAACAGAGTACGTCCGTGTTGAATTGCCTTCGTTGCCACTGAAAATTGTTTGATGACATCATTGATGAATCTGTGCATGATTCCGGTGACGCGCGATCCACTCTTCAATGCATGAGTGATCTTGTTGGGCGTCAATGCAGGATCGATCAGCGTTGCAGATTCTCCATAACCCGCGCTCTGTAGCGATGAATTCACGAAATTTGTGACAAGCTGCGTCGCGGCGGCCGACGGCTTGAACGTTGATGCAAGGTGCTTCTCAACCATCTTGATCAATGTACTTACCGTCGCATCAGGTGTGTTCACAGCCGCAGCTGAGCTCTTGCTCGAGACAAGTTGTTGAGCCTGCGCATAGGCCGACAACTCTCCTCCGACAGTTCCTGGTTTATTGAGCTCAGCTTGTTGCTTAAGCAATGCCGCTTGTTCTGACGATGAATAACCCATCGATGTCAGAGCTTGAGCGAGCGTGTACGTCGAATGATTTCCGTCATTCGGGCTCAGGACCCGTGCTAGCACAAGCATAAACAACATCGACCTAAGACTGACGTCCATCTTTGCGCGAGCATAGACTGCGCACATCAGATCCTTGCTAATTTCTTCAAGCACATCGCCCGAGTTCGTATCAATCAACTCTGATGCAAACTTTGTGATGAGAGAGTCGATATCATTCAAGAAAGCGCCGCTAGCATCGATGTCGCTTGACGGTGACGAGTACAGGTTCAATCCATTGACGATCGTCATGAAATTGTTGTACTGATCCTGCAAGCGCGATGCAAAGTAATCGACGTTCGAAGTGTCGAAGCGCGTGCCATCAGTTCGTAGAACGTTGTCAAAGTAAAAATCACCTCCCGGGAGGTACGTACCGACGGTGTTCTTCACAGACGTTGGTTCGAACGTCAGAACACGTTGCTGAGCTCCTCCTCCGGGAGGTGAGTTCAACGTCATCGCAAGTGACACGAGTGCGTTCGGAGTGTATTCAGGGAAGTCAGTGATGCTGCTACCAAATTCACCTATGACATAGTCGAATACGTTCTGATTCCCAGCATTTGACACATTGTAGCCGTAGAATCCAGACAACGTGTTCTTCACTGATGGCTTCGATAATCCATACGAATATCGGTACTCACGAGTCAACAGGTGCGCTAGCCCTGCGATCCAGCGTTCAACGTTACCGCTGATCGCCACGCTCGAGTAAAGCATTCCGAACAATGGACTCACTGTGTTTGTGATGAGCGATTGAACGTCATCTGATGACACGTTCGCGATCTGCGTCAGCGTAAGCGGCACTGACGCTGATGTGATCACATTCATGTCAAAGTAACTGCTCTTGTACAACACAGAAGGATCAAGAATGGAAGTTGCTGACGTGTCATGCAACTCAAGGTTGGGTGGCATGTTCACGAGATTCAATGTGTGATATCGCAATATCGCCTTCAACTCAGCAAGAAGCTGCATCCACACCTTCGTTGAAGTGTAAGTGCCTGTGACAGTTCCAATCTGATAACCAAGCAATTCCATCGTTGCAAGATTTCCATATGACAATGGAAATGATGTGTAGTTGATGGGCGCGGGCGAAGTACCCGACTGTTGTGAAGTGCTTACGTTGTAAATGTTGTGTCTTAGATCGAGCTGGCTCTTGTTGCTCTCGATGATCCGGACAAGATTCAGTAGAAAAGCTGCGTCATCATTCAGACCTGATATTGCCTGGCCAAGCGTTGTCGTACGTTCTACAACTGCCTGCGCGATCGCTGGGTTCTGATCTATCAATGACGCAAAATGATTGAACGTGGTACACGTGATCATTGCACGCATTGACGCTTGTGCATTGATGTACTTGCCCACGTCAGTCAGAGAAAAGTTCGTCAGGCCTTCGATGGGCATCGGCAACTTCAACACCGGCCTTTCAGTCGTGTTGATCGCTAGCGGTTCGAAATGTGTCAACATTACGATCTCAGGACGTTCATTCGACAGGCCGGTCACCTGCTCAGTGAAACTGAGGCTAGCGGTTGGAACTGTGTTATCGTTCAGAGGTTTTAACACCTTACTGGCGTTCAATGCCAACGAAAATGTTGGCATGACGTGATTTGAAATGTTGCTGCGTGAAAAGATGGTACCGGGTGCAGAGAGCCTGCTGACTATGTCTGACACGGAAATCTTCGGACTAGCAGTCACATTTGTTACTGCGCGAGAGATGACCGGTAGGCTAACGCTGACCTCTGTAGGTTTAACAGTTCCCAATGATTGGGGCGATGAAAGTGTCGTACTGAGGCGGCTCACTTGACTTGTTACGCTAGAGAGCGCCTTCGGTTGCACCGTCATGTTACCCACGTTCACTGGGCTGCCATTGTTTCCTGTGAGTGATTTCATGACGGCGCGCTTTCAATCGTAAGTGTGTTCGTCTTTACTTCGGGCGCGTCATTGTAATCGTTCATGACAGGTAGGATGACGTAAAACAGTTCACCCACATCATCGTTTGTGATTTCGTGCATGAACTGACACATTCCAGAAGAAAACTGAGAATGCGATTTTCCGATCGGCGTCCTGATGCCGTGTACTTCCTTGAAGATGAGAAATGAATCGATGCGTGTTATGTCACCTACGACCGTCCACGTGATGAGGTTGAGGTAGCGATCGAAGTTGGACGCGATGACATTGCTCAATGAAATTGGTAGCAAATTCATTGAGATATCGATGGTTGTAACGTCACCCACGGTTCCGAAGCCCATGGGATCCTTTGCGTACCTTTGTGATGCGCCGTTTGTAGAGACAATCGTCCCCTTGTTCAGTGCTAGTGGGTGAAGGAATTTTGCAGGACTGAAAGTGTACGTCTTCAACGTTGTCGGATCGGTTGAAGTCTTCACGAATTTATCGAACATCGTCTCAGGAGCACGCAGCATCGGGTATATTTCGTACCGGTAATTACGTCCATAGACCAGTGGTTTGATCGCCTGATTTTTTCTGAGGGCATCGTCGTCAAAGTGTGTAGCCGTCATGATACGGAAGCTCTCTCGTTCACCTGACGTGAGGTCAACCCTGTCAATTGAGAATGCAAGAAGCTTAGCGAGCTCGTCACGTTGCGTTGCAACGTCACCTGAAAAAATGTCACTCATTCCCTGGTTCGCAAGCATCTGCTTGATCTGATCCATGTTCGTGCTATTCACGTTGAACGACAGATCAAACGTGACGTTCGGCGTTGAATCGTTGGTGACGTTCAAGTTTGTGTACTGCACATCAACAAGGCCGTTCTGAGGTTGCAAGAACTCAATGACCGCAGCACCGACGTCCTTTACGTTTCCATCCTTATAGATGATACGCGCAGCGTACTTGTAGATGTTGTCCTGTGACACAGTGCTGTCAATTGTAGTCAACAGATCTGCAGCGCGTGACGCATCATCGATGAAGCAAACGTCATTGTTGAGAAACGTTGGTGATGAATCAAACGTGGTCATGTTCCATCGCAACAATTGAACGGCAACTGCGTTTGTAGGAAGGCTTCTTACTGAAACTTCCACACCTTTGTCGATCTGCGTGACTGTGACAACAGACGCCGAGATGGGAGAATAACGTCCTGGCTTGATGACAACATTCGTGTATTCGAATCCCTTCGCAGGTTGTTGGCCTGTCGGTATGACCCTGTACACGACGGATGAATACGTTGGAACATCAACGCTGATCTTTGTTGATTGTTGTTTGCTTGTCAACTGATACGAACCTACGAGATTGTAGCTGTCAGTGTCAGCATTCGTTGCCCACAACGTCTTCTTGTAGACGTCGATGCCGACTGCACTTGTGTCAACTTGCTTGATTTCCAGCGTTCCTGTGTACGACCTTGGAGGAATTGTCACGCTCAACTGAGGTGGTGTCTTAGGCGTATGATACACGAGGATGTGCTTCTGCAGATCGAGCGTCTTATTGATCGTGTTGATTTTCATTCCATTGCTCGAGCTAATCAGATCGAACTCAACAAAGACCTGCGTGACAGGCTTACCCATCAGCATCAATTTTGCTTTTGGAATGAGAACATTGATCTTCGCGAACAACACGCCATTTGTCACTGATTGCAAAACCTGCACACCGTCAGCATCAGCAACATCGATCGTAGAGGTTGGAGGAATTGACGTGGTGACTGGAAAGATCCTTGCGTTCATCAGCTGCGCGGCCGGATCAGTGATCAACTCCTGCATTGTCGACGTATTTGACAGGCCTCCCAACGTAGCATACTCCGACGATGAACGTGGCGTGAGGTTGAGTGCATGCGAAGGATCTAGACCTTGACGTGTGATCATCTCAACTGAAAGCGCTTTCGTGTTCGCAGCAGCAGATGCAGCCCTGCTTGCCTTCTGATTCGGTACTGCTTTGCTGTTGGTTACGGTCTGCAGAACAGGTTGAGGATTGTTATTGTTCTTGGTGTCACTTGCGCTAACAAGCGTCAATCGAGGATGATTCAACGATGGAATGCTGGACAGTGGAACGCCGGCCTGCAATTGCGGCATTATGTCATTGTTGATCAGCGCAGCGATGTCGCAATCAACAGAAGCGATCACGTACGCATTCTGTTGTTGCTGCTTCGTCTTTGCGTCAATCGTAGTCGATTTTATGTTTGAAACCAGAGAACGTGTGTCAATGACACCTCTTTGTGAATTACCGAACAATGGCTTTGGAGGTATGACACGTGTCGCGACGTTGATCGTCAATTTCTGCACTTTGTACTTTACGACATCATCCTGTGATATCGAATACTCAAACTCGAAATTCAGATCACCATTGGCGGCGACTGTCAATAGATGAGCAAAGTCATCATCAACGTTGAGGACTTTTGGTGTCTGTGGAAGCTTGAAGTACATGTCAGCTCAAGGCCTGAAGACCAGCGTAAAGAGATGTAGGAACGTGTCGGTTGCGTTCTGGTCAACGACGCACTTCCCTACGAAGAATACGTGTGCGTTAGATGCGGGATGAATCCCGTAGTCAATGACGTCAAGCTTGCTAACCTTGCCGGTGCTTACCTCAAAGAACTGTCCCACAACGTTGTTTGCGATTGACGTCGGATCAAAATTGATCTTTTGTAGCTGGCCCAATGACTCGTAGTAGTACAACTCGCTGAAGACGTGCTCGAATAACATGCGTCGGACTAGGCCCAAACCGACGTAGTTTCCCAATGGTGACTTATTCGTCACGTTAATCGGCGGAAGAAACTGAAAGTTGACAAGGTTCGAAAATCGAGGATCTGAGAAGACGCTTGCGAGGTTATTGATGTTCGCTAAGTGCATGTGTTGTGGAACAGGACGATCATTGTTGATCGTGAACGTAACCTCGTTCGGTCCCATCTCAAACCCGTCAACATCAAACAGAGGATTCGTTGAGGCGATGGGATAGAGATTGCTAAGGTTCTCAGCAGACGAACCCAACAGAACATTTGCCGCTGTTGCGAACTCAGGACCGGTCAACGCACGGGTGCTCTGGATTGGTGATCCTACGAACGTTCCTGTCAGTGCTTGGAATGAGTATTCCAAGATCTGACCTCCATTGCTCATCGCAATGCTAGAAGCGTTCGCGAACGCCTGAATTTCACCGGCGTCATTGCCCTGAAACATCACGTTATCCTGTGGCAATTGACAAGACTCAAGGTAAATCCGTTGAGTCGCATCTTGACTGCCGCTCGCTATGTCAGCCTTATAGAAGGTTCCAGCGTCAGTGAACGTGATGTACTGAATGTCAATCCCACCGTTGGCGAGTTGACGTCGACCTTCAGTGGTGATGACAGTGTCTAGGACACGTGACTTGCTATCAAGAATTCCCGACATGCATCGACAAATATACCACGTGTCCTATCCCAGGGCCGGGATCGCGTCGCATAGATCAAAGGATCTGTGAGGCGAGCGTGGCGAGCGCTGAACGTTCACCCTTCAAGAGCGTCACGTGTCCGGAGATCGGATATTCTTTGAAACGCTCGACTGCGTATGACAGACCGTTGGTGAAAACATCGACATGAACGTTGTCGATCTGTTCGATGTCACCGGTCAAGACAATCTTTGTGTTGTCTCCAACACGTGTGATGATCGTCTTCAATTCATGCATTGACAAGTTCTGCGCTTCATCGATGATGATGAATGCATTCGGGATAGAACGACCGCGAATGAACGTGATCGCCTCAATCTCAATGAGACCACGATCCTGCATCAACTGCAGGTAGAAGTCATCATCATGTTGACCACGACCCTGAGCTCCATTTCTCTGCGGCTTGGGACGCGTCCTACGTGAATCAAACAGGAAGTTAAGGTTG